ATTGATGAGATTATTAAGTATGATTTTAGGAATGTGTATAAGAAAGTCGCTAGAAAAGCTGTTTGATTGGCGCCTATTCGGGCGAAAGATGTGGGATATGGGGGGTATGGCGAAAAACACACCCCCTGTGTTATCGCGATGGTCTTCAAAAATTCTCCGGGGGATATTTTTGGGGAATATGCTTCAAAAGGTTAGGCGTGAGGATAGAAAGATGCGGAATATGAGGGATATGGATAGAAGAAAGTTGACTACACGGATAGTAAAAAACGAAAGTATAGGTGTAAAGATAAGATTAGAGGGTGTTTGATAGAGTTTATTAAGTCGGTATGATGTAGTGGGGTGGCTGCATCCTTTCATTTTTTCTCTCCTTTCGGTGATCGGCGAAAGACTGACTTAGTAGGCTCTATCGAGTATCTTTGAATATAAAAAAATAAAGAGCGTTATACAAAGCAATGAGATACATGATATTAGGTTAATAAAAAAAAGCAAATCAAAAATGCATGAAAAGTCAGGTTAAGCTCTATCAAGCATTTTTGGTTGTGTAGTAAATAGACATGACGGTTTTAAGCGTATAGCGGTAAGCGGAGTATAGGGTTTATAAATATGCGGAAATTAATATAAAGTTAAAAAGCGGCAAAAAAATAGCTATGTATGATAAAGCATATTTGGTCGAGAAAAGTAAAAGAGTTTAACAGTGCGGCGGTAAGGTTAATTGCGATATTGTTTATGAGTAAGCGGAAACGAATAATGAAATAAAAAGTGTAATCAACGACATATGGTGATATAAAAAAAGAAAGGAGGATGTCGGCGGTGGCGCAAAGAAAAAATGCGAGTAATGCAAGTAAACAAAAGTTTCGTCCGGCATGTACTCCGGAGGCGAGGGAAAATCAGCTGATATCCTTGGCAGTGGATCTGGCGGAAAAGCAGCTCAGAGAGGGGACGGCTTCGTCGCAGGTAATCACTCACTATCTGAAGCTGGGCTCGACGAAAGAAAAAATCGAGAAAGAGATTTTGGAGAAACAGAAAGATCTAATCGAGGCTAAGACCGAAAATCTGAAAGCAGCGCAAAGAATCGAGGAGCTTTACAGTAATGCACTGGCGGCTATGCGGAGCTACAGCGGGCGTGATGATGAGGATGAGTGAGCAGAGGGGTATATGTGGCAGTATAATTATGGATATGGCGGTGAGCTCTATATTTAGAACATCTAACAGGTTTTCAGGAAAGCGATATTAAAAATATCTGTATATTCAGTGAAGACGAGTAGATATAAATGATTTTATAATGCCAACATAAGATAAGAAAGGAAAATTACTTCGAATGGAGCCAAACTAAAAGAAAAGATTGAAAAAAGGTCAGATGTTTTATTTGGTGTAAAAGATAGACATTTTACGTTTATTACATGGGCTGAAGAAGGAATTGGCATAAATGAGAGTAACTCGGTTGAAAGCAATATAAAGTTTTTTCAAAACTGCTGACGATTTTTTTGATTGATGGAAAGTGTTTAGGGGATTTAGCTGCGGATGTCGTGATCACAGACTACACAGGTAACAGGATCGAATAGTTGGTAACTAATTTATGAGCCGCTTTTGCGGTTCTTTTTTTTATGGTTAAGTGAGGTAAAAGATGCGGTGCTACAGTGAATTAGTAAAGCTGAAAACGTTTCAGGAAAGGTTTCGATATTTAAAGCTGAATAGTGCGGTGGGAGAGGAGACATTTGGCCATGAGCGGTATTTAAATCAAAGGTTTTATCGATCGAGAGAATGGAAGCAAGTACGCAATGAGGTAATCATCCGTGATGTGGGGTGTGATTTAGGTATGGCAGGGTATGAGATAACGGGAAAAGTGATTATTCACCATATGAATCCTGCAACCAGAGCGGATATGACGGATGATGCAGAAGTCTTGCTTAATCCAGAATATTTAATTTGCGTGAGTATGGAGACACATAATGCGCTGCATTATGGCGATGAGCAAATAATACAGGCTAAAGAGTGGCATGAAAGAAAGCCGAATGATACTTGCCCGTGGCGGTAAAGGGGGATGCAGGAAATGGAGATAGGGCGCGGCTGTACGCCGACAATCAAGGTGAAATTGGCAGTGGATACGGAATACATAACGATATGCCGAGCGGCATTTGCCCAAAGGGGGCAGGTGGTGCTGGTGAAAACACTGAATAACGGAGTAGTAAAAAACGGGAATGTGATAGAGGTGTATTTGAGCGAGGAGGATACGCTGAAGTTAGATGATACGGCAGATGCGGATTTTCAGCTGAGAGTCGGATTTAATAATGGCGAGCGATGTAAAACAAAGGTGTTTCGTCTGGAGGTGGGGCGGATACTAGAGGATGGGGTGATAGGCGATGATTGAACTGGATGGAGAGCTTTTAAACATTGTACATTTGACTGGGGAGCTTCGTGAAGAGGAAATGCTTGATGCTGAGGTGGGGATAATAACCGAGATCGAAACGAGTGATCATACTAAACTCACTAACCGTGAGCTGCCTAATCAGCACCCGATCGGGGCAATCACAGGACTTAGCGAAGCACTCGCCGAAAGCGGAGACAAGAGCTATATCCATGTGCAAGGTCAAGCAGAGCGGGTGTGGGTGATAGAGCATAAGCTGGGGAAAATGCCATCGGTGGTGGTCAAGGATAGTGCCGGTAATACAGTAGTCGGTGAAAGTGAATATGTAGATGAAAATAAAATAATCCTGAGCTTTAGCGGAGCATTTTCCGGTAAGGCTTTTTTAAATTAAGGGGGAAATGAGATGCTTTTTCTGACGAATATTAATCTAAATCAAAATGAACTGCAAAATGCGATTATCCAGCCGCTTGCAGTGCCGCCGAGCAATCCTAAGCTGGGGCAGATTTATTGCAACAGTGCCACGAGCAAAATCATGTGGTATAATGGCAATCTCTGGCAGACGGTAGGAGTGGTGGTGGAAGCATCGGAAACTAACGGTAAAATCAAGGTCGACGGTGTGGAGATGAGTGTATATGAGCTGCCGACAGCTACAGCAAGTACGGCAGGCGGGGTCAAGGTCGGAAGCGGACTAAAGGTATCGGCAGACGGGACATTATCGGTCGATACGGTAAATAATCTCACCAGCACCGATACAGATAAGGCACTGAGTGCGGCGCAGGGAAAGTCGCTAAAGGATAATATCGACACTATTTTAGACCAAATCGGGGAAATGGGCGGCGGCGATATGATGAAAGCTACCTATGATACCAATGGCGACGGAATAGTCGATGATGCGGCGAAGCTGGGTGGTCAAGCGCCGAGCTACTATGCGAAAGCGGCGGACATACCGCTAAAATTAAGCGATTTAACGAATGATGAGGGGTTTATTGATAATACGGTAAGTAATTTAGCGAATTACTACAAAAAAAGTGAAACCTATACGCAAGGCGAGGTCAATACTTTAATCGGTAATCTGGCAACGATTGAGATTAAGGCGGTGGAAAATCTGCCTGCGACGGGCAAAAGCAATGTCATCTATTTAGTACCGAAAGGCAGTGCGCAGACGAATAATACCAAGGATGAGTACCTATGGACAGGAACGGCGTTTGAAAAGATAGGTGATACAGAGATAGATTTAAGCAGCTATCTCACGAAAAACGGCAATGCAAGCGATGTGACGGTAAGCTTCACGCAGGCAGGCACGCGAGCAAATGTCGCAAGCGATGAGAAAATGAGTGTCCTGTTGGGGAAAATCGCGAAGTATTTTGCCGATTTAAAGACGGTGGCATTTAGCGGTGATTATTGGGATTTAAGCAACAAACCGACTATTATCAAAAGCGGAGAGTTTACTGTCGCTAAAAATCAAAATAGCAATAATGCAACATTTACGGGAACGAAAATTTTAAATGTATTCGTCAGTGACAGTGTAACAGGCGAGGAAGTAATCGGTGATGTCGTGATAAACGGGATGAAAGTGACGGTCAGTGTGAGCACAAGTCCGAGTAATGCTTTAAAAGTTGCGGTGCTTTATATCTAAGGCGGTGGTGACGGATGAAGTATTACGGCGAGATCAAGGATGAAAGGGATATTGCGACTAAGGGCTATGTGGATAAGGCAACGGCAAACACAAGCGGAGCTATAAAAGTAAGCTATACGGCTGTAATATCCGCTTCATGGAATGGAACGGCAGCACCGTATATACAGGAGGTGGTGGTAGGTGGGATTTTAGCGACTGACGAGCCGCATATTTCGCCAATTTACAGCAATGATAATGATATGGCTATTGTCGAAAAAGAGGCATGGAATATGATAAGCAAGGCGGTAACGAATGCGGGAAAGATTACTTTTACGTGCTTTGAGGATAAGCCAAGTGTGGCGATTAATATAAATATAGAAATCATACGATAAAGGAGGGAATGAGGCGATGTCCGGCAGAGATAGCGCCTCGCAGATATATGGGAAATGCATTTTTAGCAGGTCAAAGCGGCGGTATGAGCGACAGTAAGATAAAGAAGTATTTAAACAGTACGGTGGGTACGGATAAGGAAATGGCGTTAGACAAAATGCTGACAGAGTGGCGTGAAAATACGAATATTGTATCAGAAAAAAAAGAAGCTAGTTTAATCAGCAAAGAATATAATTTTTCTAATGGCTATAAGACGACAAGTGCGGTAGTAACCAGCTTCAAATTAAGCGATTTAGGTTTTACCAGTGCAGAAAATTTGGCGCTGTATGTTTCAGGTCTACAATCAAGCGGGCAGCAAGGAAGGGTACATGTTTTTGTAACAGCTAATTATAGCGAAAGCACGGAATATAGTAATTTAGAGGCGGATAATGTGTGCGATATGCTTATTACAGTAGTGCAGCTGTACAGCAACGATAGTCCCGGATTTTATATCGAAAAGCTGAACAATGTCGATATTAATACTGTATATTATATACACGTGGCTAGCAGCACTACGGCAAAGCATAACAATTGTCGCTTAAAAAGTGTAAAGATAATGAACGATATTCCAATTTTACAAACTGTGGAAACTTCGCCGATTAGTTATACTTTTACATTAGCCGAGGATTGCTATTTAGCATTTGTTACAAGTGGCGGGATAAAGGATTATAATAATAATTATAACGGAACACCTTTTTATAAAATGTTATTGGATAACATACAAATTTCGCCTAATGAATTTATTTTTGTGCGCGGAGGACAAGCTCACACGGTATCTATAACTTATCACTATACGAGTAATAGTTCTACTTATGATTTAACTGCACCCGGAATGTTTTATGCGTATTATGGTCATACAAGTCAGAGTGAATTGTCTCCTAAAAGCGTGATTAAAAGTATTCAACATATTGTAGGTATTAGCAGTGATGTAACAATATCACCGGTTTTACCGGCAAAAACAATTGTAATTCCGGGAGGCAGGATTATTTCACCAACGAGTGTTTGCACAAAAAATGCCGAAAGCGACGTAGTCGAGTTTTGGTGATTGTTAATATTGTTATGAAAGGGAGCGGTAATATGAAGCATCGTTATGCGCAGTTAAATGAAAATGATATATGTGTAGCAGTAGTGGATTTACTTTATACAACAATAGATAATAGATTGATTCCTGTAGAGACAACAGAGGTCATCGGTAAAAAATATGTAGGTGGTGAGTGGGTAGAGAATGACAGCGAATCAGAGATCGCTGAACCAACTCAACTTGACAAAATCGAGGCAAATCTGGATTACCTAGTATTGTTGAACTCTTAAGGGGGTGCGATAGATGAGCGTGGCAAAGATGAAAGAATATTATGTCAAGGGATTATGGACGAAAGCTATGGTGGACAGGCTATACAAATTAGGTAAAATCAGTGAGGAAGAATATAAAGAAATTGTGGGTGATACTACGGTATGAGCGAAAATCAATTAGGGGCAATACTTTCGCCGCCCGATGAGCGGGACTATCAAGCGAGGGATTATATTTCTTTAGGGGTAAGACCTCGTGAATATATGCCGACGGCTTTGTGTCCTGTGCATAGGCAATTAGCGGGGGACTGTACGGCCTGGGCTTTGGCTACGGCAAAGTTTTATCATGAATTACGCGAGCGTGAGAGCCGCTATGAGTTTGCACCGGTGTTTTCGTTTTTTGACCGCACGGACGATGATTATACGGGGGACGGCCGCTTTATGCGCAGAGTGCTGAATAATGCCCGAAAAAACGGTATTTGCTATGCAAAAGATTTGCCGGAGGGAGTGCCACTTTCGGCGAAATATCCAAATGAAGATATCTCGGCAAAGCTGGCACCGTTATTCCCAAAGGCGGCGGAAAATAAGATTAATTCCTATGCGTTTACTAAGGATTTAGGCGAGATTGCCGACTGTGTGTATCAGCATGGGTCAGCGACTTTGACGGTGAATGTGTATCCGTCGTTTGAGATGTTTTATTATAAAACGCGGGAAAGCTGGGTGCTACCGCTGCCAAAGGACAGCGAGCACGCAAGAGGCTGTCATGAGGTGTGCGCTATGGGTATCGCTAAAGATGGTGTGGTTATCCAAAACTCCTGGAGCAAGACCTGGGGCTGTAACGGCTTTGCGGTTTTACCGTGGGACTATCCGATACTGGAGGGGTGGACAATGGTGGACGAGGTGAAGAAGTGGGATTTAATCGAGCTGCCGATTAAGGCAGAGTATGCTAAGGTAAACGGTAAGGACATGCCGCTGGATGTGCCGGCACAGATTTTAAACGGCAGGACTATGGTGCCTATCCGCTTTATCGCCGAGGCTTTGGGCTGTGAGGTGGAGTGGCTTGATAAGGAAAGAACGGTAGTAATCCGCAGAGAGGTAAAGTGATGATCGAAAACGACAGTATCTTAAATAGTATAAAGAAGCTTTGTAATATCGGGTATGATGATGTGAGCTTTGATCGGGATATACTTTTTCATATCAACGCCGCTTTGGGTGTGCTGGCGCAAATAGGGGTCATCGCCAAAGAAGGAATACTGATAGGCGACCAAAAATCAAAATGGACTGATCTTACCGGGGATAAGGTTATTTTGGGACTGGTAGTCGAATATGTCCAGCTCAAATGCGTGATGATATTTGACCCGCCGGGAGTAAGTGCAGTGCTGGATGCTTATAAGGAGCGGATAGGCGAACTCGAATGGCGGCTGGGGGAAAGAGCGGAGGAAAATATGGTGAGCAGTGATGTATAATGCGCTCTGTCACTATGGCGTCAAAGGTATGAAATGGGGTGTAAGAAGATATCAAAACTCGGACGGGAGTCTAACCGAGGTTGGAAAAAGTCATTATGCCCTTGCTAAACGCGGAAAAGATGGTATAATAACAAGTGGAAAAGGGTTTAGCATCCATCGGGATAAAATCGAGAAGTATATGCTGAAAAGGGGCGCAAAACATGCTGAGGATTTCTTTAATGTCGGGTATAGCGAAAAGGACGCAGTGAGACTGTACAAGGATATCGAAAGACAGTATGATATAACGAACGCTAAGGGGTTTAGAAAAAACGCCAAGGGTGAAACGAGCTATGCAATATACATGAAATTGGGAGTCACCAAGAAACGAACTTTTTGTACAGCATGGAAAATCGAAAAAGGTAGTGAAATTCCTAAATTTGTATCGGGTTATAGGAGTGATGAGCGTGCTTAGAATGTTTGATAAAGTGCGAATAAAGAAAAACGGAATCGTCGGAACAGTGATTGATATATCGGATAATCCGAATACTAAAAAGATTTATACTGTCGAAGATGATAATTGGGATTTGTATTATGATCCACTGGATTCGTTTGATAGTTATTGGGAAGAAGAGTTGGAGTTTATTGCTCATGGAGATTGACTGCGCGGTAAAGATGCTACGCGGTTTTTTTATGTAAAAAAGGAGGTGGTGAGCGGTGGACGAATTGTATCACTACGGCGTCAAGGGTATGAAATGGGGTATCAGGCGCTATCAAAACTCGGACGGGAGCTATACGAAGGCCGGGCGGAAAAGACGCCGAGAAGAGCATCCTGATTATACAAAGGCGCATACGAAAAAGCGTATCTATGAGATGAGTAATGAGGAGCTAAAAAGCCGTAATAATCGATTACAGTTAGAGGATAATTACGAAAGGCTGTCGCGTAATCAGCGGACGATAAGCCGCGGTGCTAAGTATGTGGGCGGCGTGACTGCGGCAACGGGAACGCTGTTAGCCTTATACAATAACGGTGACAGGCTGATAAGTATCGGGAAAAAGACAGCTAAATATATAATGAGAAAAAAAGTGTAGGGGATAAATATGGCACTGTCGAATACTGCTGTACCGAAATATTACGGCATGTTTCGAGATGCCGTGATAAGGGGAGAAATCCCGATAAACAGAGAAATCGAGCTGGAGATGAACCGCATAGACAGCCTGATCCGGGATAAGGATATTTATTACGATGATATGGCGGTGGAGGGGTTTATCCGCTACTGCGAAAACGAGATGACACTGACTGACGGGGCTGATTTAACGCTGCTGGATACTTTTAAGCTGTGGGCAGAGGAGATATTCGGCTGGTATTATTTCGTGGAAAAGCAGGTGTGGGAGCCGTATGAGGACGGCGGCGGCCGCTATGTGCGCAAATGGCATAAAAAAAGACTGGTTAATAAGCAATATCTCATTATTGCCAGAGGTGCGGCTAAATCGATGTATGGAGCGTGTCTGCAAAGCTATTTTTTAAATGTCGATACCTCGACGACGCATCAAATAACGACAGCACCGACGATGAAGCAGGCGGAGGAGGTATTGTCTCCGATAAGAACAGCGATCACCAGAGCAAGAGGGCCGCTTTTTCAGTTTCTAACGGAGGGAAGTCTGCAAAATACGACCGGGAGTAAGGCGAAAAGAATGAAGCTGGCTCCGACTAAGAAGGGAATTGAGAATTTTCTGACAGGTTCACTTTTGGAAATCCGCCCGATGAGTATCCATAAACTGCAGGGACTGCAAATCAAGATGGCGACGGTGGACGAATGGCTCTCGGGGGATATCCGAGAAGATGTCATCGGGGCTATCGAGCAGGGGGCGAGTAAGGTAGATGATTATTTAATAGTGGCTATTTCCTCCGAGGGTACGGTGCGCAACGGCGCAGGGGATACGATCAAAATGGAATTGGCAGATATCCTCAAAGGTGAGTATGTCAATCCGCATGTATCTATCTGGTGGTATAAGCTGGACAATATCGAGGAGGTCAATAATCCGGCGATGTGGGTCAAGGCGCAGCCTAATCTGGGTAAGACAGTGAGTTATGAAACCTATCAGCTGGAAGTAGAGAGAGCGGAGAAAGCACCGGCGGCGCGCAATGATATTTTGGCTAAAAGATTCGGCATCCCGATGGAGGGGTATACTTACTATTTCACCTATGAGGAGACGATACCGCATAAGCGAAAATCGTATCGAGGGATGCCGTGCGCCATGGGCGGAGACTTTTCCCGAGGGGATGATTTCTGTGCGGCGACATTTTTATTTCCGCTTAGAGGCGGAGCGTTTGGCGTAAAGACGAGGAACTATATTTCTTCGCTTACTTATCATAGGCTGGCGCCGGCGATGCGGATGAAGTATGACGAATTTATCGAGGAGGGGACTCTGATCGTCATGGAGGGGACGGTCCTCGATATGGATGAGGTCTATGATGAGCTGGCGGAATATATCGATGAGATGGAGTATGATGTGCGGTGCTTTGGGTATGACCCGTATAATGCGAATGTGTTTGTTGCTCGATTTGAGGCAGATAATGGGCCATTTGGCATCGTAAAGGTGGCGCAGGGGGCCAAGACAGAATCGGTGCCATTGGGTGAATTAAAAAGCTTATCCGAGGAAAGAATGCTGTTATTTGACGAGGAACTGATGAGCTTTACGATGGGAAACTGTATTACTTTAGAAGATACGAATGGTAATCGTAAGCTTTTGAAAAAGCGGCATGATACAAAGATTGATGCAGTGGCGGCGATGATGGATGCGTATATTGCATACAAGGAAAACAAGGATGCATTTGAATAAAAAATAACCGAAAGACGAGGCGTCTGTCGGTTAGGGGAAGTTATATTGCAATGTCGGTATAATCGGGCTCATCGGAAATGGTGTAAAGCTCGCCGTCAATGAAAAGCTTGCGGGCGCGCTTAGCGATAGCTTTGGTTTCAACGAAGTCAAAGCCTCCGCTGATGACACCACCGGCAACGGGAACAACTTTTCCCAAGTTGATGACGCCTTTAGAGCCGAATTTGGTGATTAGACGGAAACCAACTTTTTGGTTGATGGTTTTAAGTGCGGCGGTTGGTATTTTATCAATCATCGCTATAGCGAGTTTATTTCCCATTTTAATCCCGGTGTCCTTAACGATACCGCCTAATCCTACACCGGCTAAGGTAGCATACACCAGAGTTTGGACTTGGTCGCTTTTCAAATCATAGCCACCCATATAAGCTAAAGCGGCGATCATGCGCATCTGCACATAAAGCACGCTGCTAATATTAGCCGGGATAGCTATGGGTAAAGTGATAAGCCCGCCCAAACCGGTAAGAAAACCGGAAGTGGTGCATTTAGTCAGCTGATAATTGATAAATTTTTTGGACGCGGTTTCAATATCGTCATATTTATCAAGGTAGTCATCAGCCAAATCTGTAACCGATTTGGAGATCTTTTTAAAGCCTGCTTTGTCAATACCGTCGACGCATTGCTCATAAAGTTTGTTCAATAAGTCCATGATTTCTTCTTGGGTGAATTGTTTTTTCATTTGGATGACCTGCTTTCTACAAAAATTGACAAATAAATTATAACATTATTATGGAAATAAAACAATCCGAAAATTGGAAAATTTTCGGGGGGGGGGTAAAAAATGTATTATAATAACGATAAAAATAACGAATTATATCACTACGGAGTAAAAGGAATGAAATGGGGCGTAAGAAAATATCAGGATAGCAGTGGGCGATATACCGCGGAGGGTCGAAAACGGTATGTAGCAGATAAAACAAAAAATTACCGGAGAGATATTGACTCGTGGCGCAAGTATAATGTGAATGGTGCAGGCAATCGTAATAAAAACGGGAAATTTATTTATACCAAAGCTGATATCGCCGATGAGATATTAGGTACCAAGCGCGCTAAAACCAAGGCTGAAAACAGATATGGTAGTAAATATGACCGTGCTATGAATAAACAAACCAAAAAATATGCGTTAAAGGGGTATTCACAGGATGCATACAACATGAATAACGGTAAGCTCGGACGAGCTTATGATAAATTAACTGATGCACATAAATATAGTGGTCGTATATTATATGGGATATCGAGTGAAAAAGCGCGAAAGGAAAGAGCTGACAAATATATAACTGATATGGCAAAAGCGCGAAGTAAAGCGAAACGAGTAATATCGCAATAGAGTATTGTGAGGTGAAAATTCAAAATGGATTTAAAAACGAGGGCTAAAAGTGCCTGGAATGTGTTTATGAATAAGGATCCTACAGATATGTGGCAGGACTATGGGATGAGCTACAGCTATCGCCCGGATAGACCCAAATTTACGGGAGGTAATGCGCGGACGATGGCGGCGCCTATTTATAATCGGATCGCGATGGACGCGGCAGGGATGAATATCCGCCATGTATTATTAGACAAAAACGGGCGCTATAAGGAGGATGTGTCCTCGGGGCTGAATAACTGTCTGAAATTGGAGGCAAATATTGACCAAAGCGCACGAGCCTTTATCCAAGATGTGGTGATGAGTCTTTTGGATGAGGGATGTGTGGCGATCGTGCCGATAGATACGGATCGTGACCGACGGACGGGTGAAGTAAAAGAAATATACACCATGCGGACAGGAAAGATCGTCCAATGGTATCCGGAAAATATCAAGGTGAGCGTCTATAATGACCGCACGGGGCAAAGGGAAGAGGTCATCGTCTCAAAACGCCGGGCAGCGGTCATCGAAAATCCGCTCTATGCGGTGATTAACGAGAAAAACTCGACGATGCAGAGATTAATCAGAAAATTAAGTTTATTAGACGCGGTGGATGAGGAAAACAGCGCCGGTAAATTTAATATGATTATTCAACTGCCGTATGCGGTGAAGACGGAGACGAGGCGTAATCAGGCGGAGCGCAGGCGCAAGGATATGGAGGAGCAGCTCAAGCAGTCGAAATACGGGATCGCCTATGTGGATGCGACGGAAAAGATAACGCAACTCAATCGCCCGCTCGAAAACTCGCTGAACGCACAGGTAGAGTATCTGACGAATAAGCTCTATGGCGAGCTGGGGATGACTTTAAGCATACTTGACGGGACGGCGGATGAAAAGACGATGTTGAATTATTATTCAAGAACGATTGAGCCTATTGTGAGTGAAATCGCTATCGGAATGAAGAGAGTGTTTCTGACGGATGCGCAGCGCGAAAATAATGAGTCGATCGAGGTGTATCAGGATCCGTTTAAGCTGGTGCCGGTAAATAATATTGCCGAGATCGCCGATAAATTTACGAGAAACGAGATCATGACCTCGAACGAGATAAGACAGGTCATCGGGATGAAACCGTCGGATGATCCGAAGGCGGATGAGCTCCGCAACAGCAATATCAGCGCGTCGAAGGAAGAGATGCGATATATGTACGATGATGGCGGCGATGAGGAGGGAGAAAATCAAAATGGATGGTAATAAATATGATTTTAGCGGCTGGGCAACGAGAAATGATTTGCGCTGCTCAGACGGGCGAGTGATTATGCGGGATGCCTTTAAGGTGAATGACGGTAAGGTGGTGCCGCTTGTGTGGAATCATCAGCATAATGAGGCATTTAATGTCTTAGGACACGCTCTTTTAGAGAACAGACCCGAGGGAGTGTATGCCTATGGGACATTTAATGATACAGAGGTGGGCAGACATGCGAAAGAGATGGTGAAAAACGGCGATGTGTCGGCTTTATCTATTTATGCAAACGGGCTAAAACAGCAGGGCAGCAATGTCCAGCACGGGACAATCCGTGAGGTAAGCTTGGTCTTAGCCGGAGCTAATCCGGGGGCATTTATCGATACAGTGCTGAGTCACAGCGAGGATAATGAGGAAGAAGCAGTGATCTACACTGGGGAAAAACTGGAGCTGTATCATGCGGCTGAGGAGCAAAACAATAATTCCAAGGAGGATAAGCAAATGGCAGGAGAAAATGACAAAACTGTAGAGGATGTCATCAACTCGATGAATGATGAGCAGAGAAATGTAATGTATGCTCTGATCGGGCAGATCATGGAGGATGCAGGTATTGAAATCGATGAGGAGAGTGGAGAAATGAAACACAATTTATTTGACGGGGAAAGTATGCAGGCGAGTGAGGGTGATGTATTAAGTCATGCGGAGATGCAGGCGGTGATCGGCGATGCTAAGCGCTACGGCTCGATGAAGGAGAGTGTGCTGGCTCACGGGATCGAGCAGATTGATTATTTATTCCCGGAGGCAGAGAGTCTGAATACACCGCCCGGATTTATCCAGCGTGATATGGGCTGGGTGGGTAAGTTTATGAATAGCGTCCATCATACACCGTTTAGCCGTATTAAATCGACTTTCGCGGATATTACCGAGGATGATGCAAGAGCAAGAGGCTATATCAAGGGTAAGCAGAAGAAGGACGAGGTGTTTAGTTTATTAAAGAGAACTACCAGTCCGACTACTATCTATAAAAAGCAAAAGCTGGATCGTGATGATGTGGTGGATATTACTGATTTCGATGTGGTGGCATGGCTTAAAAGTGAAATGCGTATGATGCTCGATGAGGAAATTGCTAGAGCGGCATTAGTCGGGGACGGGAGACTGGCCTCCAGTGATGATAAGATCAACGAGAGCAATGTGCGTCCGATCTGGACCGATGAGGATTTATACACAATCAAAGCGGCTATTGGTACGACTAAGGACGCTACGGCGGCAGAGAAAGCCAAAGCCTTTATCAGATGCGCTATTAAATCCCGTAAAGACTATAAGGGTACGGGCGAGCCGACATTATACACTACGGAGGATATGCTGACCGAGATGCTTTTATTAGAGGATACTACGGGACGCACAATTTATGACAGTGTGGAAAAATTAAGAACGGTGCTGCGTGTGAAGGATATCGTCACTGTCTCGGTAATGGAGGGGCTTAAACGTACGGATAAGGCCGGTGCTACCTGTAATTTGTTGGGTATTATTGTCAATCCTGCCGATTATAACATCGGTGCGGATAAAGGCGGCGCGGTGAATATGTTTGATGATTTCGATATCGATTATAATGCGCAGAAGTATTTAATCGAGACTCGTATCAGCGGGGCATTGATTAAACCCTACAGTGCAATTGCAATCGAGGATAAGGTTGCGGGAAGCTCTGAGGTGACAGCATAAGTAAAGTGAGGTAAAAATCAAAATGGCAAGGTATTACGGAAAAATCGGCTACGCTGTGAGCAAGGAAACAAGCCCGGGAGTATGGGAGGAGGAAATCCGCGAGCGGGAATATTACGGGGAACTCATAAAAAATACCAGAAGGCTTGCAAGCGGGGAAAATCTGCATGATGATATAACTGTGGCAAATGATGTGAGCATCGTGGCCGATCCTTTTGCCATGGAGCATTTTTATCAGATACGCTATGCGGTGCTTTATAATGTCAAATGGAAGGTGAGTGAGGTCGAGGTTAAGACTCCGCGACTAATTTTGCGGCTGGGGGGTGTGTATAATGGATAGGCGAGTGCAGCTGCATGAAGTATTATGCGGTATTTTGGATAGCCGAAATGTCTATTATCAGCCTCCGAACGGGCTTATGATGAGGTATCCGGCAATTGTTTACAAGCGCGAGGAGATAAAGACGGCCTTTGCTGACGGAGGGGTGTATCGTAAGGATATCGGGTATATGGTTACGGTTATCGATAAAAATCCGGACAGCGAGATTGTCAAAAGGATGAGCGAATTGAGGTTTTGCCGATTTGTGCGACATTATACGGCGGATAATTTAAATCATGATGTGTTTATTATTTACTATTAAGGGGGAAATGAAAGATGCCGAAATTGGAATGGGATAAAACCGGAGAAAGACTGTACGAGACCGGTGTAGAAAAGGGTGTGCTTTATAAGGCAGTGGACGGTGCTTATCCGAAAGGTGTGGTTTGGAACGGGCTGACGGCGGTTAACGAAAAGCCGACCGGGGCTGAGCCTGAGGCGCTGTGGGCTGATAATATCAAATATTTAAATTTGATGAGTAATGAGGAGTTTGAAGCGGGTGTCGAGGCGTATACGTATCCCGATGAGTTTATGGAGTGTGACGGCTCTAAGGAGGTCACGCCCGGGGTGACTATCGGACAGCAAAGCCGTGCTTTGTTTGGTTTGAGCTATGTGACCAAGGTCGGGAATGATGTGGATCTGGCGGAGCATGGGTATAAAATCCATTTGATTTACGGGGCGACTGCCAGCCCAAGTGAAAAGGGCTACAGTACGATTAATGACTCGCCGGATGCGATTACTTTCTCGTGGGATATTTCTACGACTCCGGTGAATGTGACCGGGTATAAGGCTACAGCAAGCTTGGTTATCGACAGTACTAAGGTAGATAAAGTCAAGCTGGCTAATTTGGAGAAGGCGCTGTACGGTGATGAGACGACAGAGGCTCGTTTGCCGCTGCCGGATGAGATTATTACGATGCTGAAAAGCGAATAGTTGGTGATCAGGAGCGGCATCGCACCGCTCCTTTTTTTTAATTCAAAATGGAATATCAACAAAAAAGGAGAGAAATGATATGCGTAAAGAGACGATTAAATATGTGGATTATAACGGTAAGGAAAGATGCGAGGATTTTTACTTTAATTTGAATAAGGCGGAGATTATCGAGATGCAGGTAGAAGCCGGCGGTGATATGGAGGGTAAGCTGAAAAAAATCATCGATACGGAGGATCTGCCGAGACTGCATCAGCTTTTTAAGGATATTATTTTAAAAAGCTACGGTGTGAAGAGCGAGGATGGGCGGAGATTTATCAAATCTAAGGAAGCGAGTGCGGAATTTGCCCAGACGGAGGCGTACGCCGAATTGGTAATGATGCTGATGAGCGACGGAGAAAAAGCGGCGGAATTTATCAATGGGGTAATTCCGAATATAAATAGATAAATTTGACATAAGGAGAGACCGAGGAATGCTGGAGATAAAGGTAAAGCCGGTGGAGCTGTGGGACGAGGAAAAGGAAGAATTTGTCCGGTTTAAGGGCGGAAAGCTGGTGCTGGAGCATTCCCTGGTCTCGATAGCGAAATGGGAAGCGAAATGGATGAAGCCCTTTTTATCAAGTAAGGAGAAAACACTGGAGGAAACGATAGATTATATCCGTTTTATGACAGTGGGTAAAATCGAGGATGAGCGTATTTATGAGTATTTGAGTGAGGAAAACGTGAGTCTGATAAATGAGTACATAAATCACCCGATGACGGCTACGTGGTTTTATGAGAAAGAGGGCGGAGGAAGGTCAGGTGAGGTGATTACCAATGAATTGGTGTATTATTGGATGATTTGCTTTAATATTCCGTTTGAGTGTCAGAAATGGCATTTTAATCGGCTTTTGACGTTGATTAGGGTGTGTGAGGAGAAGAATAAGCCGAAGAAAAAGATGAGCGGCAGAGAGATAATGGAGCGTAATCGCCGATTAAACGAGGAGCGGCGGAAGAAGCTGGGGACGAAAGGGTGATATGGATGCGCTATGGGTATCCGTTTAAGGGAAAATTCAAAATGACGTGTGCTTTCGGTAAAAGGGGCAGCTGGAAATGCGGCTGGCATACGGGGGTGGATCTGGTTGGTGTGGAGGATTTAGAGGTTTTAGCGATTGCCGACGGGGTAATCGAGAGTATAAATGCGCACGGAAGCGCGTATGGGAAGCATGTCTGTATCCGTCATGACGACGGTAAGGTGAGTCTGTATGCTCATTTGGCAAGTATTGCGGTTAAGATAGGTCAAGAGGTGCGCCGTGGGCAGGCTCTGGGGATGATGGGCAAGACCGGAAATGCGAGCGGTGCTCATTTACATTTAGAGCTGCATGAGGGTGTATACGGCTATCCGGCGAAGGGGAGTACGGCAGATACGGTGAAAAGCCCGATTGATGCGTACGGATGGATAGAGGATCATATCGGCAGCGAGAATGACGGGATTAAGCAGACAAAGGATGCGCCGAGTGACTGGGCGCGGGCAGCCTGGGTGTGGGCTAAAGAGGAAAAGCTGATGGACGGCATGAGACCTAAAGATGGGGTGACGCGCGAGGAATTGGCGGTAATTTTGCAAAGGCTCGAAAAGCGGTGATGGGATGAAAATTTTATTTCGTCAAAAGGGTGATTTATCAAGGACGGAAAATTTTTTGATGAAACTTAAAGGGTATACGCATACGCTGGATTTAGACAAATACGGACGTGACGGGGTGGAGGCACTGAGGGCGGCGACGCCTGTGGATACGGGGCTCACTCGGGACAGCTGGTATTATGAAATAATCGAGGAGAAGGGGCAGACGAGGATTTGCTTTCTAAACTCGAATATTCAAAATGGGGTGTCGGTGGCGATTGTTTTGCAATACGGTCATGCGAGCCGAAACGGCGGCTGGGTCGAAGGGCGTGATTATATCAATCCGGCGATAGCTCCGATATTTGACAGGCTGGCATGCGAGGCGTGGAGGGAGGTAGAGAAATTGTGATTGATGAAAATGTAGTGGAGATGCGCTTTGACAACAGGCAGTTTGAGGAAAATGCGGCTGAGAGTATTTCGACATTAGGCAAGCTGAAGCAAGCGCTCAATATGGACGGTGCGGCGAAAAATCTGGGGGCATTGGATAATGCGGCGAAGAATATCGATCTCTCCGGGGTGAGCGATGCAGCGGAGGGTATAAGGCTGAAATTTTCAGCATTAGATGTAATCGGGGTGACAGCGCTTTCAAATATTGCCAACCGAGCGATGTATGCGGGCGAGCGGATGACGTCGGCGCTGACTATCGACTCAGCTAAGGCGGGTCTGGCCGAGTATGAGATGCAGATGAACGCTATCCAGACGATTTTGGCAAATACTGAATCTAAAGGGACGACACTAAATGATGTAAACAGTGCATTGGACGAGCTGAATACATACGCGGACAAAACTATTTACAATTTCTCGGAGATGACGCGCAATATTGGTACCTTTACGGCGGCCGGGGTGGATTTGGATACGTCGGTTAGCGCGATTAAGGGTATTGCAAACTTGGCGGCGGTATCGGGCTCGAACTCGCAGCAGGCCAGTACGGCGATGTATCAGCTGTCGCAAGCTATTGCCTCAGGGACGGTGAAATTACAGGACTGGAACTCGGTGGTTAATGCCGGAATGGGCGGCGAGGTATTTCAAAAGGCGCTGAAGGATACGGCGCGGGTGCATGGGATAGCTGTCGATGATATCATCAAAAAAGAGGGCAGTTTTCGTGAAAGTCTGCGTACGGGGTGGCTGTCGAGTGAGATATTGACGGAGACTTTGGCTAAGTTTACGGGGGATTTAAGCGAGGCGGAGCTGAAGGCTATCGGTTATACGGATGAGGAAGCGGCGGCTATCCTCAAAATGGGGCAGACGGCCAATGATGCGGCGACGAAGGTTAAGACTTTTACACAGTTAAAGGAAACTATCGAGGAAGCTGCCGGGTCGGGCTGGGCGGCGACGTGGAGAATAATCGTCGGTGATTTCGAGGAGGCCAAGGAGCTTTATACCGGGATCAATGATGTTCTGAGCGGGATGATTAATAACTCGTCGGACGCACGCAATAATATGCTAGGGATGTGGAAAGAGTTAGGCGGCAGGACGGCGCTTTTGGAAAGTGGGAAAAATGCTTTTGAGGCGTTGGTTAAGGTAATAGCACCGATAAAGGAGGCTTTTCGTGAGATATTTCCGAAGATGACGGCGGAGAGGCTGTACGAGCTCACGCTGCGGCTGCAACAATTTACGGAAAAGCTCATAATAAGCGACGAGAGTGCAGAAAATCTGAAGAATACCTTTAGGGGTATTTTTGCGATTTTGAATGTGGTTAAGACAGTTATCGGCGGGCTTTTGCGCTTGGTGGCGCCGCTTGCTGATATTTTGGCGGCATTGGGCGCCAAGGCTTTGGGGGTGAGCGGTGATTTCGGAGTGCTGCTCGGGACACTCAGCGAGAAGATAAATAATGAATGGCTGGTGGGACTGCACGAGCTTTTGGCGAAGGTGTATGACAGGCTGTCATCGTTAGGTGATATGATTAGAGGGGTGCGGCAGAGCGCTGATGAGGCGGCGGAGAAAAGTTCGGAAAAGCTGGAGAAAAGCGGCATTTTAGGCATATTATACTCTATAGGCGATGCGATAAGGGTACTGGGAACGGGTGTCGTGGAGGCATTCAGCCGGGCGTTTACGCAGATGGCAGAGGCTGTGAGTAATGCTGATTTTTCCAATCTGACGGCGTTTATCAATGCTCTGGCATTCGGAGGGTTATCCTCGGCTTTATATGCGTTTAGTGTGAACGGTATTTTGGATGATTTGCGTGATACGCTGAAACTATACACGATAGTGCTGAATGCCAAGGCTTTATTAAATATAGCGAAGGCTATAGGTATTTTGGCGGCGTCGCTTTTGGTGATGTCGTTAATTGACTCGAAAAAGCTTATGACGGCGACAGCGGCGATGGGAGTATTGTTTGCGGAGCTTACACTTATGCTCAAGGCTTTTTCGGCGGGCGGCGGAATTAAAAACGCGATTGCGGCGAATATTACGCTTTCAGGATTGGCGTCGTCGCTGGTAGGTATCGCTTCGGCGATGCTTATTTTAGCATTGGCGGTAAAAAGCTTGGGTGATTTAGACTTTAAGCAGCTGGCGGTGGGTCTGGTCGGGATTACTGCTTTGATGGCAGGGATGACTATAACAGCTAAGGCTCTGGCCAGCGGCGAAAAAACTGCTATTAAGGGTGCGGCAAGTATGGTGATATTTGCCATGAGTGTAAAGGTATTGGCCTCGGCGTGCAAGGATTTGGCGGCACTGAATTTCGGCGCGATGACGAAAGGGCTAATTGGCATGGGCGTGCTTTTAGCCGAGATGTCGTTATTTTTAAAGAAAAGCGGCGGTCAGGCAAAAATGCTGTCCTTGGGTGCGGCGATGGTGGTTATAGGCGTCTCGATGAAGATATTTGCCGCGAGTTTGGGTGCTTTGGGGGCTTTAAGTTGGGGTGAAATCGCCCATGGGCTGGTCGCAATGGCGGGGGCATTGACAGCGGTTACGGTGGCTTTAAAGCTGATGCCTAAGGGCTCGCTTGCGAGAGGTACGGAATTAATCACCATTTCGGGGGCAATGTCTGTTATGTCCGGGGCGCTCGAGCGAATGGGCGGTATGAGCTGGGAAGAAATCGGGCGCAGTCTGGTAGTTGTAGGCGGTGCGTTAACAATATTGGCCGTAGGTTTGCGGGCGATGCAGGGTACGATAGCAGGGGCGGCAGCGATGACGCTGGCAGCGGGAGCGGTAGGCTCGTTAGCTCCGATGCTGGCTTTATTGGGTGCAATGAAGCTTGCGGCTATCGGGAAAAGCTTGGTTGCTTTGGCGGGAGCCTTTACAGTGCTCGGGGTAGCCGGAGCGCTCGTAACTCCGGTAATACCGTCGTTATTAGGGTTAGGTGCGACGTTTACGCTTTTGGGTATCGGTGTCGCCGGGATAGGTGCCGGACTGGCACTGGCGGCTACTGGTATCGCGGCGCTGGCTACGACTACGGCGGTCGGTGCGGCGGCTATTGCTACTTCTTTGGGAACGATAATTGTAGCGGTGGCCTCGCTGGTGCCGACTATTGCTATTACTATTGCTAACGGCTTCGTCGCTTTTATTCAAGCAATAGGTGCGGGGGCGCCGATTATTATTACGGCAGTTGTTGATATTTTAAATGCGGTGCTTACGGCGGTAGCGGAAATCGTCCCCAAGGCTGTGCTGGTCGTGGTTGATATTTTGCTGTATTTGTTAGACGCTATCCGAGTCAGACTGCCGTTATTTATGGCGGTGGGGGCAGATTTAGTAGTTAAGTTTCTGCGTGGAATCGGGGAGCATTTGCCTGAGGTAACGCAGGCGGGGTTTGATTTAATAATCGGTTTCTTAAACTCGATGGCGGATAGTATGCGCAAGAACGCGCCGCTTTTGGGCGAGGCTATAGCTAATGTGTTGACGGCTTTATTAGATGCGGCTATCGGGATAATTTTCGGATTTGGTAATAAGTTTATCGAAGCAGGCGGCGAGAGTATCGAGCATTTGATCAAGGGTATGGCGGAAATGCGCGATACGCTGAGGGATACGGTAAAGGGTATTGTTGCGGCGGCGATAGACTCGATTAAGGGTTATTGGGATGAGTTTAAGGATGCCGGGAAAAATGTTATTAACGGCTTGATTAACGGTATCCGAGATAAGAAGAATGATCTGGTGCAAAGCTCCAAGGAGGCGGCGGGGAATATTCTCTCGGCGATGGAAGGGGCTTTAGATATTAATTCACCGTCCAAGGAAACGTATAAAATCGGAGTTTTTGCAATGCTGGGATTGATTAAGGCGTTGCAAAAAATGAAGGGTACGCTCAAGGCTCAGACTAAGGAGACGGTGAATGTCGGACTGCTCGCGCCGATGAATAAGCTGATCGACGAGACGGCGGAGGAGATGCTTTTCGGCGAGGGAGCGATGAGAGCCTTTATCGAGCAGTATGGGGCGCTTTTAAGCGTGATGAAGTATACGGAGTATATCGAAAAGGCGCGCGATGCGATAACCGATTACGGTTTGAAGCTGTATGAGGAAAGCGAGCAGTATCAAAGAGACAGCGAGGAATTAGAGAATTATCAAAATAAGCTGCAGGAATTGACTGATTTGCGCAATGATGTACAAAGACAGCTGGTGGCACAAAGTGCGGAGCGCAAGGTAATGTCAGCAGATGAGATCGCGCAATTACAGAGTGATTTAGCGAATATTGAGGGCTCTATTACCGAGACTGCGCAGGCGATAGAGGATACGCAAAGCCGAATGGCGGAGCATATTGCTGATATTTACGAGGATTTGCGGGTTTCTATCAAGGATAAGCTGGCGGATAGTATGGATCCGCTTAGTTTGGATCTGGACAGCGGTGTTGATATTTTTCAAAGGTTTGCGAAAAATGAGGAGATTAGTGCGAGCGAGCTTTTGGATAACATGTATTCACAGCTCGATGGGGTACGCGAATGGCGGGATAATCTGAATACTCTTGCGGCGAGCGGGCTCGAGAGCGGTTTGGTTGATATTTTGAAAAATCTCGGTATAAGCGGGGCTAATTATGTCGATGCGTTTATGAGTATGACTACCGAGGAGATGGAGGCGGCTAATCAGGCCTTTATCGAGTCGAGTCACCTGACGAGCGAGACTTTGCTCAGTAATTTCCAAGATACGCTTGATAATACGAAAGAATGGATAAGTAAGATCCAAGCGTTGTCGGCGAGCGGACTGAATCAAGCGGTGATTGAGGGCTTGGGTAAGATGGGCGTAGCCGGAGGCGAGTATGTCGATGCATTTTTAGGCATGAGCTATGCGGAGATCCAAGAGTTTAATGCGCAGTATGCGGAATATTTGAAACTGCCGGAAGAGGCGGCGGATAGTGTGATCGCGTCCTTTGCCTTTGCCGGGACAAGCTCAGCGGCGGAGTTTAGAGCGTCGCTGGAAGAAACATTTGATCCTGAGTCAGAGGCGGTGCAGGGGATAACGGATAATTTACTCGTTTTGGGTGAACAAATGGCGGAAAAGCTCCAAAGCGGAATTGCGGCGAAGGAAAGTGCGGTCAAAGGTACGGCGTATACGCTGGGCAAGGGTACCTACGACGGGGTAAATAAAAATGTGTCGGATAAAAAGGGGCGTTATTTAGCCGATATGATGAGTAAGGGGTTAATCAGCGGATTATATGCTAACCAAAATGCGGTGAAGTCGGCGGCTGAAGCGGTGGGCCGCTCGGCGTATACGGCGGCGATGAATGCGCTGGAAATCCACTCACCGTCGAGGGCTTTTGAGCGGCTGGGTCGGTATGCGGATCTGGGGCTGGCTAACGGCTTTGTGAAATTTGCCTATGTGGCGGCGGATGCGGCTATGAATGTAGGTGTGAGGGCGATTGCGGCTTTAAATGAGACGCTTAATGATTTAGGACGGGTGATTAGCGGCGAGCTCGAGCTTAATCCGTCGATACGTCCGGTGCTTGATTTGACGGATGTAGTGAATAAGAGCGGGCGGCTCAATGCGATATTAAGCCAAAAGCAGGCCTACAGTATAAACGGCGCACTGCGAGAGGCAGATAGGGCTGAAATTCAAAATGAGGCGCCGGGTGAACGTGGCGGTAATACGTATAGTTTCACGCAGAATAATTATTCGCCGAAGGCTTTATCCAAGGCTGATATTTATCGAGCAACGAAAAACCAGTTTGCTCAGCTTAAAGGGGTTGGTGTGCGATGATTAAAAGTTTGACGATTGTCAATTTTTTAGGCGAGAGTCTAAAGCTGGAGCTGGGGAGTCCGGAGAAATCCGGATTCTTAATCCGCTCGGTTAGAGGTATCGGACCGGCTAAGGCGGATATTAATAAGACGGAGGTCTCGACTAATGACGGGGCGTTATTTAATTCTGCGCGGGTGAACAGCCGCAATATCGTGCTTGATATGATATTTATCGAAAGTACGGCAGGCGAGTCTGTCGAGGAGGTCCGTCACAAGGCGTATAAATATTTTCCGCTGAAAAAGTGTGTGGATATTATTATTGAGACGGATACGAGGCTGTTAAAGGCTCAGGGCTATGTGGAGGCTAATGAGGTTGATATTTTCTCTAATCGTGAGGGGGCTCAAATATCGATAGTGTGTCCGAATCCATATTTTTATTCCTATGGTGAGGATGGAATAATCCGGACGGTGTTTTACGGTGTGGAGCCGATGTTTGAGTTTCCCTTTAGTAATGAATCGACTGCGGAAGGGCTGCTGGTGCTGGGAGAGCTTTTGACTAAGACAAAGAGTGTGATTTACTATCCGGGTGATAGTGAGGTGGGGATTACGATTTATATTCATGCGCTGGATGAGGCGGTTAATCCTTTTATTTATAACATACGGACGAACGAGCGGATGACGATTAATACGGAGAGGATTAAAGCCTTGACCGGGAGTGCTTTGATGCGGGGTGATGATATTGTCATTAATACGACGAAGGGTGAGAAGAGTATCAGGCTGAAGCGGGCGGATAAGGAATACAATATTTTGAATTGTTTAGGACGGGACGCGGACTGGTTTTTGCTTACTAAGGGTGATAATATTTTTGCTTTCGGGGCTGAGGACGGTGTGGCTAATTTGCAGTTTTATATCGAGAACCGGGTTATTTACGAGGGAGTGTGAACGGTATGGAGCTGGTGGTGCTGGATGAGGGCTTTCGGGCGGTGGCGATTATCGACTCGTATAAATCGCTGGTGTGGTCTGATAGGTATAATGAGTATGGGGAGTTTGAATTATATTTGCGCATGGATAATGGGCTGCTTGATTTTTTGAAGGAGGATTATTATTTATGGCGCAAGGACTCGGAAAAGGTGATGATTATCGAGAGTTTGGCGATTGACTCGGATGTGGAGGAAGGGAATTTTCTCGCTGTTAAGGGGCGGTCGCTGGAGGCGATATTAGAAAGGCGTATCATCTGGGGGCAGAAGATTGTGAATGGCGGAGTGCAGTCGATTATTCACGGGTTTTTGAATGAATGTATTATTAATCCGGATATGGCGGAGCGCCGGATAGATAATTTTGTTTTTGTGCAGTCGAAGGATGTACGGATCACGAGGCTTGAGGCTAATGTGCAGTATAACGGGGATAATTTATATGAGGTGATTAAGGGGCTATGTGCGGCGAATAAGCTGGGATTCAAAATAGTTTTGGATGCGGAAAATCGTTTTTCGTTTAGTTTATATATGGGTGAGGATCGCTCGTATGCTCAGGAAAGTAATCCGTATGTGGTTTTTTCACCGAAGTATGAAAATATTATCAACAGTAATTTTTATTCGTCGAAGGCGGAGTTAAAGAATGTGGTCTTTGTCGCCGGTGAGGGCGAAGGGGCTAAGCGCAAAAGGGCGATTGTTTATGAGGGAGCTGTGCCGCAGGGGCTGGCGCGGCGAGAGATATTTACCGATGCGGGGGATGTTTCCTCGACTACGGACGGGGAGGAGCTGACAGCGGTGGAATATCAGGCGCAGTTGGAGAATCGCGGGAGAGAGGTTTTGAGCGAATGCGGGGTTAGGACGGCGTTTGAGGGAGAGGTCGAGACGACTAGGTTATTTCGCTATGGTGAGGATTTCTTTTTAGGTGATGTGGTGCAGATTACCAATGAGTATGGGCATGAGGCAGCGGCGTATATTTCGGAGGTGGTTACCTCGCAGGATGAGGAGGGGCTGAGGGTGTATCCGACGTTTCAGATAGCAGATAAGGAGGGATGAGGGCTTTGAGTGTGACCTATGGATTTTTTAATTCGTTAAACGGCGACCGCAAATATGATGCTGTACAGCTGTCGAGTATGTTTGACGGGGTTATTTTGGATGGGGTGTTTGCCTCAATCGGCGAGTGCTTTTTGGCAAAGGCTGCGGACGGGCTGGCGGTGAATATCGGGACAGGCAAGGCGTGGTTTGATCATACGTGGATTTTAAATGACGCGGTGCTTAAGGTAGATATTCCGGAGGCGGACGGGCTTTTGGATAGGATTGATGTGGTGGTTTTGGATATTGATAATACGGAGAGTGTGCGGGCGAATGCGATAAAGCTCGTGCAGGGTAATCCGGCGAGTAATCCGGTGGCGCCGGAATTGATAAGTGTGCACAATCATCATCAGTATCCTATTTGTCAGGTGAGGGTGGCGGCTGCGGCGAAGTCGGTGCGGCAGGCTGATATTACCAATATGGTTGGTGTTGGGGCGACGCCGTTTGTAAGCGGGGTGCTGCAGACGATTGATCTGGATAAGCTTTTGGGGCAGTGGCGGGATGAGCTGGATAGGTTTGTCGAGAATGAGAGTAAGGATTTTACGGACTGGACTGAGGCTAAGGCGGCGGAATATGAGGCATGGTTTGAGGGATTAAAGGCTGATTTGACTGCAGAAAAGGCGGCGATGGATGCCTGGATAAGCAACGAGGAGAGTGCTTTTACTGATTGGTTTGACAGGATGAAGGGTTTGCTGAGTACGGATGCGGCGGGTAATTTGCAATTACAGGTCGACAAGAAGACGGAGAAGCGGATTTTCAAAATGGTTTTGGCTGCTGATATTTGGTCGGAAAATGCCCCCTATGTGCAAAATGCGGCTGTTGCTGATATTTTAGAGGGGGATATGGTTTTCTTGCAGCCGGATGTGGCTGATATTTCCGATAATGCGGCGAAGCAGGCGGCGATTGAGGCGTGGAATGCGGTGTCCTTTGTGACGGTGTCTGACGGTGGGCTTGTTTTTACGGCGTTGGAGGAATGTCCTAAGGCGGCGGTTCCGTTAGAGATAGGGGTGCTTAGATGATTCAGATAGGGTATCAGATGCTGGTTACGATTATTTGCGCGGCACTTGCCTCGTCGGGATTTTGGGCGTATATGACGAGACGCGCGGAGAAGAGAGACTTGAAGACAGAGATGCTGATCGGATTGGGACACGATCGGATCATGTATCTGGGGATGGGGTATATTGAGCGCGGATATATTACGAGCGATGAGTATGAGAATTTGTATGAGTATTTGTACAAGCCGTATGAAAAGATGGGCGGTAACGGCTCGGCGAAGAGGATTATGAAAGAGATCGAGAAACTGCCGATTCATAAGACGTTAAACAGTGAGGAGGAATAAAAATGATTTTTAGTAATAGGACTTACGATATTTTGAAATGGGTGGCGATGTATTTGATCCCGGCGGCGGGGACTTTGTATTTCGCATTGGCGAATATTTGGGGGCTGCCGTACGGAGAAGAGGTCGTGGGGACGCTCACTGCGGTGGATGCGTTTTTGGGTGTGCTGCTTGGTATTAGCACGAATCAGTATAACAAAAATTTGTCGAAGTAGGAGGTGTGCCGGGTGAAAGAGGTGCCTATTTGGGAGAAGAGTAATTTGACATTAGAGGAGGCGGCGGCGTATTCGGGGATTGGGATTAATAAGCTGCGCAAGCTGAGTGATGATGAGGATTGCAATTTTGTGTTATGGGTGGGGAGTAAGCGGCTGATTAAGCGAAAGGCGTTTGATAGATTTATTGAGAATGTGTTTTCAATTTGATATTGTTTACGGAGCTCTGATGTGGTATAATTGGTTATCATATTGGGGCTCTTTCTTTGTTTGGGAAAGGAGCGTATTATGTCTGAGAAGAGAAAGGATAATCGAGGACGAATTTTACGGACAGGAGAGAGCCAGAGGAAAGATGGGATATATCAATATCGCTATGCTGATATTTTGGGTACCCGGCGCTATATTTATGATGCTGATTTAAACAAGCTCAGAGAAAAAGAGAAATATGTTCAAAAACAGTTAGATCAGGGGCTTGATTATGCGAATGGAAAGATGACTGTAGTTGAACTATATGAGCAATATGTGGATACAAAAAGAAATGCACGCGAAAATACAAAGAAAACATATGCTTATTTTGCCAAAGTGTTGCGCAACGATGCTTTCAGTAAGAAGGAGATATCTAAAGTGAAACCTTTGGATGCTAAAAAATGGCTCATAAAGCTGCACGATAGCGGATTGAGCTATGGTACTTTAAAGGTATTGAAGGCTGCTGTGGGTGGTGCGTTTAAGATGGCGTGCGAAGAAGATATTATTTCGAAAAATCCTTGTGCTTTTTCGCTGAGCAGTATAATAAGCAATGACACAACTAAAAAAGAGGTGTTATCTTTAGAACAGCAAAAAGCCTTTTTGTCTTTTGTCAGAAAAGATGCCTGGGGCAGCAAATATTATGATGTGATAATTGTGTTGCTGAACACGGGTATGAGAATAGGCGAGCTTAGCGGATTGATTATTGATGATATTGATTTTGAAAAACGCAGGATAAAAATCGATCATCAATTGCAGTATTATGATAAAAATGGGTATGTGGTGGAAAAAGTAAAATCAAGAAGCGGTAATCGGATGATTCCGATGAGCGATGATGTTTATGAGTCATTGAAGCGAGTATTGAATAACCGCAAGCAAATCGAGCGAGAATTCGAGGATTATGTTTTCTTGAATCGTAACGGACGTCCGATTACCAGTACGGCATTTGCGATTTCATTAAAACGAATAATAACAAAATATAACAACTGTCATCAAAATGATCAGCTGCCGAATATTACGCCGCATAGTTTTAGGCATATGTTTTGCTCAAATATGGTTAAGGCGAATATGAATGCCAAAACGCTGCAATACATTATGGGACATGCTGATATTTCAATGACTTTAAATGTGTATTCACATATTGACTATGATGCTGTCGAGAAAAGTATGCTTGATATTTTAAACGCGGATAATTAGATTTTGCTGATATTTTTCGCACCCCCTACTCATTATGACGCTACACCATTTTTACACCATTTGACGAAGATTTTGTGTAGATTTAAGCGTGTTTACACAGACAATTACGATTTTTAATTGTACAAAAATGCGACAAATATCATGTTTTGTATGGTTACGGAGAGTGATTGGCAAAATTGGTTGTTATAATAAAGGTTTAATGTTAAAATTAAGGTAAGCATAATTATCAGTATATTGAAAATCGATAATTATCGCGTTTGTAGTTTGTGACAAAAAACAGTTGATGATAAAGAAAACTCATATTTACACCAAATTTACACCATTTGCGCGAAAGAGCTCCGATATGATACACATTTATTGGTAAATCATCATGCTGAGTAGTATAATAGTTGTATTACTTTACTAACAAAGAAAGAAGCGGCTGAAAATTATTATTGACGATTCAAAAGCTTGTCCGATATGTGGCGGTGAGCTGAAACATTACGACAGTGTGCCGAGAAATCTGCGCACAAAACATCGCGCTATTAAGCGGATATTTGTTGAGCGAAAAATGTGCAATTATTGCGGCACGATACATAGAGTGATTCCCGATGTGGCTTTTCCGTATAAGCAGTACGAAGCGGAGTTGATCTCCGGCGTATTAGATGGGCTGATTACTGCTGAAACATTAGGCTTTGAGGATTATCCGTGCGAGAGTACAATGAAACGCTGGCTCGATGAATATTTACATAAATAGTACGCGAAATATACACCTCCTCTTGTGAAAGGAGGAAAAAGAAGTTTAGACTCGATAGGACATCGGGTCTTATTTTTTGCGTAAAAACCACCTTAGTTGCTTTTACTATTCTTATTTTCTATCCTAGAATAGATTATAGGCTAAGCGCGCAAAAGCCGGAACATTTTTAAGAGGTGAAAACTATGACTTTAAAGGTACGGGCGGAATTATCGGAAAAGAATAAATATTGGATAGAGCGCCACCGCTACCATGAGCTGAAGCATTTTTGTATGCAGTATCCGATTTGGAAAAAGGCCTTGAATGCAATCAGTATGGTTGAAAGCAGTAAGATGAATATTTGCTGCTCGGATAACAAAAATATGAGCGATCGCACGGCGGTGAAAGCTGAGGCGCGAATGTATTATACGCAAAAAATCAATATGCTGGAGCATATCAGCAAAGAGGCTGATCCTGATTTGGCTAAATATATTCTAAAAGGCGTAACCGAGGGCGTGCCGTATGATTATTTGAAAACTAAGTTAGATATTCCTTGTTGCAAAGACACTTATTACGATCGCTATCGCCGATTTTTCTGGTTATTGGATAAAGAGCGCGGGTGATTTCAAAGCAGAGGCTGAAAATGCTTCTGCTTTTTTATTTTCCGTATGCAGACTGCGGAAAAACGTGATAATTTAGTAAAACGAAAAGGAGAGAGATTAATGGAAAATGTATTTGTATGTGGACTGATTGGTTTTGTCATAGGCTATGCGCTTTGTTATGCGCTTGCACTGTACAACTATCTTAAGCAAACCGCAGGTGCTTTGCGCATCGTAGAGTCCGACGAAAACAGCGAGCCGTATTTATTTTTGGAGCTGGCGAAACCAATAGACGAAATCCAAAAAGACGCGCAAGCAACATTCGTCGTAACCTCAAAAAAATACCACACGCGTTAAACACAATCCCTTTTATGAAGCATATTACACGAAAGGAGAAAACAATATGGACGAGACAAAAGAATTGTTAAACGAGGAAATTAAGTATATTTTGGAGGATTTAAGCAATCTGCCCGAAGACAGCGAAGAAAGGACGATGATGGTAGATAATCTGGTAAAACTATACAAGCTCAAAATTGAAGAGAATAAAAACGGCGAGGACAGCGCTGCAAAAAAGAAAGATCAATATTGGAGATACGGTATAGATATAGCCGGGATTGTTTTACCGCTAATCTTTTACGGAGTGTGGATGGGGCGCGGATTCGAATTCGAAAAAAACGGAGCATTTACCTCCCAGACATTCAAAGGTCTGATTAACCGTTTTAGACCGACGAAGTAATAGTTTAATGAAGAGCGAGAAATACAATCGCTCTTCATTTTTCGCGTGAAAAATACAATCGCTCTTATAGAAAGGCGATATAGAGCTCTTTATCCCTTTACTAATCATGGCGAATATGTTATAAATAAGTAGCATATTCAAACGAAAAGGAGATAATAAGCTATGGAATTTTTCAACAAAAAGCAGCTTGAGGCTATGAAAACGGGTGTATATATTTGTGAAAATTGCGGCAGCCAAATGGAATTTGAGGACCAGTGGGAAGATAGCCTGGTTTGCCTTAATTGCGGCAATTCCACAGACGTGGACCATTATGGCTTTACCGACGAGGAATACGACGCATTATACCCGACGTACGAGGAAGTCATGGGCATAGAAACAGTAGCCTATGACGAGGAAGACGATTGGTATTGACGAAAGGGGAGTCCGCACGGGCTCTTTTTTTTTTTTAGGAGAATAATATGCGCTATCACTATGAGAAACCGGCGCGCTTTCACGCCGTGTACGGACAATTATATATTTGCAATCATCCGGTATATAATCGCTGCACTTTATATTTAATTGCGGATAAAGGCTTGGCGGTGATCCAGCAAAGATTCGATGTACGCACTAAAACTACTTGGTGGAGCGAAATAGATCCGTGGTTAGCCAATGAAATTTATCTTAACCCTCGATTCAAGGCATATTTTGATCACAAAGCAGGAAAGTGTGCGGACGGGCTCTACCCCACAGTGACTATCAGACAAATCATGTGGGCGCTCAAAATGAAGCCGCTTAAAAAGGAACGCTGGGAGACAGTCTTTGATCACGGAGATATTTAGCGCGAAAAATACAAGCGCTTTAATGAAAGGAGTGATAAATATGAAAACAATAGTAAGAACATTAGGCGTTTATTTCGCAGCAGGCTTGGCTATGCAAATGGGTATGGATTTTGCGAAGCGTGTGCATTTAGATGTCGAGGGAAAAAACAAAGTGCATCACATCTTTTAAGAAGAGCCGTAGAGGCTCTTTTATTTTTTTGCTGAAAAGGAGAGAGGAAAATGAAAAGAAAAATGAGATTGCTATTCGTATGGATGTTGGGTTTATTTGTTGGTCATTTATTAGACAAGACTATTTGGGAGAGGATCGAAAGGAGAACCAACGTTGAATGATCTTTCTGCAAGTTTAGCTAAAGGAATGAAAAACAGTAAGCATTTTTTCAAAAAGCACGGTTCGCTAATTTTAAGCCTCGCCGCCGGTGCGAGTACGATTTATGCAGTTGTTTCCGCTGTGCAGGCTACTCCTAAAGCATTGGAAAAAATTGAGGAAGAAAATGCGCAAAGTAAGTCCGAAATAGCGCAAGCGGCGTGGGCTTATTATATTCCTACGGCTGCAGCAGTGGGTGTCTCGCTTACTTGTATTTTCGGAGCACATATTTTAAATCAAAAACAGCAAAAAGCTTTGGTCGGCGCGTATCTGCTGCTTGAGCAATCTTATAAAGATTATCGTAAAAAAGCAGCAGAGCTTTATAGAGATGAGGCGGATAACAGCATTAAGACAGAAGTCGCAAAAGGAAAATTTACCGCGGACGAGGTGCTTAAAACCGAAAGTGGGGGCGATGAGCTTTTTTTCGATGAGTACAGCGGCAGATATTTTAACTCAACCGTAGAAAATGTGATTTTAGCTGAGTATCAATTCAACCGCAATTTTGCCTTGTGCGGAAGCGCTTCTTTAAACGAGTTTTATGAATTTTTAGGCATTCCAAGAATAAGCGGCGGAGAACTTTTGGGGTGGAGCATAGATAAAAGCGAGAGTTTTTACGGATATTCGTGGATCGATTTTGACCATACGTTTAGCGTGACTGAAGACGGTTTGGAGTGCTATATAATTTCACTGCGTTTTCCACCGCATTTATTGGAGTATGTGGTATAAGCGCGAAAAATACAAACGCTTTAGTGAAAGGAGGCGAACGCTATGAATAAATTAAGAATGATTTCAATGACGGCATCTGTCATCAGTGCAATAGCGACGTGTGTTTGCGCATTGACGGATTTAAAAATTATGGAAAGCAAAATTAAAGAAGAAGTAGCAAAAGCCATTTTGAAATAGAGAGCCGCAAAGGCTCTTTTCTTTTTTTGGAGGAGAAAAATATGGCGGATGCAATCGAAACGATCAGGCAATACAAAGATAGGTATTTGTTTCTACCAAAGGCGAATTGGCCGGAGTATTGGTTTAACGAGCGCGTCTATGCGAGATGGGCGGCGGAGGAAATTATGTGCCGTATCAGGCAAAATCCTAAACTGTCACCCAAAAAGATAATTACACATTTCATCGAGCAGATGGACGAATTTGCTCTTTTAGCAGAAAAGCATGAAAAAGATTATATTTTCGTCATAGCGCGTGACGAAGCGAAAAATATATTGACTTTATTTTAGGCATGATTTTGAAAGGAGAGATTTAGATGAATAATAGTTTGAAAAAAGCAGTGAAAAGCACGGAGGTATTACTCACGAAGCATTCACCGGAAATATTAACGGGATTAGGGATCGTCGGAATGTTCAGCATGACAGTGACAGCAGTCAGAGCGACACCGAAAGCGTTAATTTTAATCCAAAAAGAGAAAGAAACGCAGGATACGGACAAGCTTTCTTGGCAGGAAAAAGTAAAAGCCAGCTATAAATGCTATCTGCCGTCCGCAGCCATTGGCATAGTGTCGACGGCGTGCTTAGTAGGGGCAAGCTCGATTAATCTACGCCGTAATGCCGCATTAACTACCGCGTATATGCTTACTGAGGCAACGCTCAAAGACTATCGCAATAAAGTGGTCGAGACGATTGGTGAGAAAAAGGAACAGGCAGTGCGAGATGCAGTGGCTAAGGAAAAAATCGAAAAGAAACCGTTAAAAAATCAAACCGTTGTTCTAACGGGTAAGGGTGAAACGCTTTGTTATGATGCGATCAGCGACAGATATTTTAAGTCGGATATTGAAACTTTGAAACAAGCGGCAAATGCGATGAGCCGCCGTCTTTTGGTTGATACGTATGTATCGCTCAATGATTTTTACTGGGAAATAGGACTAAAGACTATTAAAATCGGCGACAGCATTGGCTGGAATGTGGATGATGGTTTGATTGAACCGACATTTTCTGCGCAGTTGGCAGACGACGGCTCGCCATGCTTGGTATTAGATTATGATATTGCGCCGCGCTATGACTACATGCGCCGCTAAGCGCGAAAAATACAAGCGCTTTAATGAAGAAAGTAACTATTTTTCTAAATCTGAAAGGGGATAATAATTATGGAAAACGAAATCATGACAAACGAGGTTGCAGAAAATGTAGAGGAAATCGTGAAAACTGGTTCTGCTAACGGCTTAAAGGTGGCAGCAGGAATCGGTTTGCTGGCGATTGTAGGAGGATTAACCTACAAATTTGCGGTAAAACCGATGTATGCGAAATTGAAAGCAAAGCGAAACGGTAAAACGAAATCCGAAGACGATGTAATCGATGTTAGTAATGAAAACGAATACGAGGATTAAACCTCAGAGCGAAAAGGTTATTTCTAAAAGAGAAGGTACTTACAAGTGCTTTCTCTTTTTTATTTTGCCTAAAAACAGGAGGTCAAGATGAACGAGGAAAAAATTCCGTCTGTACACAAAAACGAAAAAATCGTGCGCGGTGCAGCCAAAGTGAAAAAGAAAAATAAGATTTTGAAATTCGCCGATATTTTCTTAGCTGAGGATATCGATAGTGTGAAAGAGTATATTGTAACCGATGTCGTAATCCCAGCAGTGAAAAATGCCATTTCTGATACGGTTGACGCATTTTTATTTAATGGCAGCAAAGACCGACGCCGCTCGACTGCGTCTAAAGTATCCTACGGACGATATTTTGATGATAGAGAGCGCCGCGTGAAAGAGGATCGCAGCCGACGAGCGAAAGGCTATGAGTATGATGAAATCATTTTTAACACGCGCGGCGATGCCGAGGCGGTATTGGATAGGATGAACGATATGCTGGATCAATTCTCAATCGTCAGTGTCGGCGATTTATATGATATGGCGGATATTTCGACCGATAATTATACAGTGAATAAATACGGCTGGAAAGATATTCAATCGGCAAATGTCGTCCGTGTGCATGACGGCTATATTATCAAGCTGCCGAAACCCATGCCGATAGATTAGGAGGAAAGAAAATGTACGAATCAGACGATAAAATGGTGTCACATCCGGCGCATTATATTTCAGCGAACGGATTAGAGACGATAGAGGTAATAGAAGCCTTTACCGCAGGATTGTGCGGTATTGAAGCGGCTTGTACGGCAAATATTTTGAAATACGCTTGCCGTTGGAAAGAGAAAAACGGGATCCAAGATTTGAAAAAGATCATGTGGTATACCCAATATTTAATTGACCATTTAGAGAAAAATAAGGGAGCGGAAGAATAATGACAAAGAACGATTTAACATTAGGTGCGAAAAAGATATTTTACAAAAGCAAATTTAAGATCGAGAAAAATTCGCCGGAGATTTTGCTGGTAGCAGGTGTAGCCAGTGTCGTAGGCGGTTTTGTGTTAGCGTGCCGCGCAAGTTTAAAAGTAAATGAAATTTTAGTCGCAAGTCAGGAGAATATCGAGAAGATTCATGCTTGCGCTGAAAATGAAGATTTGGCAGACGTCTACACGGCAGATGATAGTAAAAAGGATTTATCGATCGTTTATGCGCAGACTGCTTTAAAATGCGCAAAGCTTTACCTCCCGGCGGTATTAATCGAAGTCGCAGGCATTGGCTGTATTTTAGCGTCGAATAATGTGATCAAAAAACGTCATGCGGCACTAGGCGCAGCTTACACAGCGGTGGATACCAGTTTCAAGGAATACCGCAAACGAGTGGTAGAGCGTTTCGGCGACGAGGTAGAAAAAGAGGTGCGCTATAATTTAAAAGCGCAGGAAATCAAAGAAAAGATCACAGATCCCGAAACAGGTAAAGAAAAAACGGTTAAAAAAGCTGTTAAAGTCAGCGAAAGCGATAGTTTAAGCCCGTATGCTCGCTGCTTTGAAAAAGGGATGACGCTGGCTTGGGATGATAGTGCAGATTATAATTTATCATTTCTTTTAGCTCAGCAGGCTCAAGCTAATGACCGCCTGCATACTTACGGATATTTATTCTTAAACGACGTTTACGATATGCTGGGATTTGATCGTACCAAGGCTGGGCAAATTATAGGCTGGGCATATAAACCGGACGATCCGAATTATCAGAATTATGTGGATTTTGGCATTTATAATGTCAATCGTCGCTCGTCTAGAAATTTTCTGGAGGGTTACGAGGCGGCAATTTGGTTAGATTTTAATGTAGATGGGAATATTTTAGATGAAATCTAAGAACTGACAGGCGCTCTCATAATTTTGGGAGCGCTTTTAAAAAGGAGAGAGAACTATGAAAATGCGAAAAAAAATGATAGCTTTACTTGCGACGACATTGATATTTGTAAGCCAGACGGCGATGACTGCTGAAAATGATAATAACTCATTTTATGACGAACCATCTCATGCCGTATGCTGCGCGCCGATATTGCCGGAAGAGAATATTTATACTCGTGAGGAAATCGAACTGATGGCAATAGTTACGATGGCTGAGGCTGAGGGTGAGAGCGAGTATGGGAAACGTTTGGTTATCGATACAATCCTAAACCGCGTGGAGCACGACCGCTTTCCCGATACGGTAGCCGAGGTGATTTATCAGCGCAACCAATTCGAGTGCTTGAGTAATGGGCGTATTAACCGCTGCGAGGTTCGCGAGGATTTTGTGAAATTGGTCGAGGAAGAAATTGTAGCCAGACAAAATTACGCTTGTGTTTTTTTTAATGCCGGCGGCTACAGCCGATACGGCGTGCCCTTATTTCAGGTAGGCGGTCATTATTTTTCTGCATTATGATAGGAGGATGACAAATGGATAAATATATTTTAGCGGCACTTACAGGGTCAGTGGTGGGAGCACTGCTGGCTCAATTTTATTTTAAGAAAAAATATGCGGCGATTGCCGAGGAAGAAATTAAATCGGTTAAAGAAGCATTCGGCGAAAGAAATAGAGTTAGTGAGGATGTCATGGCAGGCGATGAAGAAAAAGAGCATTATAACGATTATATCCGAGAGTACATCGACGACACTCCGCAGCGGTCATTTGACGGGACGTACATTATCTCCCCGACCGAATTTGGTGAATGCGACGATTATGAAACCATTTCGCTGACTTTATATGCGGACGGAACACTCACAGATGATAACGACGAGATTTTATCTGAGGATGAAATCGAAGAGGTCATCGGCGCCGACTCCTTAAATCATTTCGGCGAGTATGAGGAGGATTCGGTTTTTGTGCGGAATGACGCGCGTAAATGCGACTATGAAATTTTGAAATCTTTAGAGGATTATGCCGAGGTTTTAGCAAGAAAGCCGTATTTGGCGAGGTGATTGATTGAATGGATGAGGAGTATTTAAAAGAAGAATATTTTGCTTGGATCGTGTCTTTAGTTGGGGCACGCGGGCATTTAAAATTGCTGCACAAGCTGGATGAAACGGATTTTTCCTATGTCCTGCCGATGGACGGTAATCGTGAGGACGACGGTATCGAGCTGCGCTATCGCTTCGGCTACGAATGCCATTATGATGATGTGCTAATCGCGCATTATTTGGATAATAGGCCATGCAGCGTCTTGGAAATGATGGCGGCTCTGGCGCTTCGGATAGAAGAAAATATCATGGACGATCCCGACGAGGGCGACCGCTTGAAAAATTGGTTTTGGGGTATGGCAGAATCGCTGGGCTTGTCGGAAATGGACGATGAATACTTTGACGAAAAAGCCGTCGAGAGACAGTTAAATATTTTCATGAACCGCAAATATCGCCGAAACGGTGCCGGAGGACTATTTACCTTAAAATTTCCCCCGCGAGACATGCGCATGGTGGAAATCTGGTACCAGATGTGCTGGTATTTGGACGAGTTTATTGGAGGAACGAACGATGAATCATAAAGAAGTGTACGAACAATTTACCAATCTTTTTCCCACACTTGCAGGTGAAAAGGTAGCGGTGTGGTTTACAAATGGAAAAAATTCAATCCGTGTCCGAGAAACAGATGGACGGGAATTGATCTTTTCCGTCGTCAGTAAAAATGAATGGATGCTGGAAAGCAGCGAGCATTTTATCAAAAGAATACGCACCCGAGGCGTAAGCGGAAAATAGCGAGAAAGGAGGTGCGAACGAGTGAATGATTGATTTTTTGCTTATTTCCACCCGTTCACCCAAACGCGGTGTAATTGAGATCTACCCAAAATTTATTATCAAAAAAAGCAACGATTTAATGATCCGCGGTGGCGATTTTTATGCGATTTGGCTGGAGGAGCGGGGATTGTGGTCGACGGACGAGCAGGATGCGCTGCAGCTTATTGATCGGGAGCTGGATAAATACGCCGAGGAAAATCGCGGGAAATTTGATTCGCCCGTCAAGGTCATGCATATGTGGGACGCCGAAAGCGGCATGATTGACTCTTGGCATAAATATTGTCAGAAACAAATGCGCGATTCCTTTCATATGCTTGATGAGAAATTAATATTTGCCAATACACCGACTAATCAAAAGGACTACGCCAGCAAGCGGCTGCCTTATGCTCTCACCAAAGGCGAAATAAAAGCCTATGACAAACTGATCGGTACTTTATACACACCTGAGGAGCGCGAAAAAATCGAGTGGGCGATCGGCTCTATCGTCTCCGGCGAGTCGAAAAAACTGCAGAAATTTATGGTGTTTTACGGAGCGTCGGGTACGGGTAAATCTACGATTTTGAATATTATTCAAGCGCTTTTCGACGGATATTACTCCGTATTCGATGCCAAAGCTCTCGGTAGCTCCAGTAATGCGTTCGCTTTGGAGGCGTTTAAGAGCAATCCGTTGGTAGCGATCCAGCACGACGGTGACTTATCAAAAATCGAGGACAATACCAGATTAAATTCCTTGGTTTCACATGAGCTGATGACGGTTAATGAAAAATTCAAATCGACTTATGCCAATCGCTTTAAATGCTTTCTCTTTATGGGGACAAATAAGCCGGTCAAGATCACCGATGCGAAAAGCGGTTTGATCCGCCGATTAATCGACGTAACACCGTCGGGAAATAAAGTGCCTCCGGAAGAATACCGCATATTAACCAAGCAAATCGACTTTGAGCTGGGGGCAATAGCGTGGCACTGTAAAGAAAAATATTTGAGCGATCCGGGAAAGTATGACGATTATATCCCGATTGCGATGCTTGGCGCCTCCAACGATTTTTATAATTTTATCACCGACAGTTTCGCTATATTTAAGCGTGAGGACTCGACGACCCTAAAAGCAGCGTGGGAGATGTACAAAACTTATTGCGATGAGGCGAAAGTCGCCTATCCGTATTCCCAACGATTGTTTAAGGAAGAGTTGAAGAATTATTTTCGCGAATATAAAGAGCGGGTGAGCACAGAGGACGGCGCAAGACTACGCAGCTATTATGCAGGATTTCGCACGGATAAATTTGAGGGCGAGAGCACGGTAAATAGTGTAAGCGTGGCACAGACGATCGATTTTAAGGAGCAGGAGTCGATATTCGATACGCTTTATGCTAATTGCCTTGCACAATACGCCAATAGCAAAGGCACGCCCAAAGCAAAATGGGACGAGGTAAAAACGACATTAGCGGATATTGATACCAAGGAGCTGCATTATGTCAAGCTGCCGGAAAATCATATCGTGATTGATTTCGACTTGACCGATGAAAGCGGAGAAAAATCGCTCGATGCCAATATTTCCGCCGCAAGCAAATGGCCGCCTACTTATGCCGAGCTTTCCAAAAGCGGTAAGGGCGTACATCTGCATTATATTTACACCGGCGATGTGACGCGCTTGGAGAGAGTGTATGCTGAGAATATCGAAATAAAGGTTTTTAGCGGCAAAAGCTCGCTCAGACGGCTCTTGAGCCGGTGTAATAATTTACTGGTAGCGATGATTAGCTCGGGACTACCGCTGAAAGGAGAGAACAATGTGCTGAATTTTGAAGCTGCGACGAACGAAAAAGGGATTCGCACCTTAATTAAAAAGAATTTGAACAAGGAATATCACCCGAGCACCAAGCCGAGTGTCGATTTTATCTATAAAATTTTGGAGGACGCTTATGCAAGCGGAGTCAATTATGATGTGTCAGATATGCGAGGAAGCGTGCTGGCATTTGCCGCCAACTCGACAAATCAGGCGGATTATTGCATCAAGCTGGTGAATAAGATGCACTTTAAGTCCGAGGATATTTCGAAAAATTACGATGATGCCGACGCAAAAATGGTCTTTTATGATGTCGAGGTATTTCCTAATTTATTTTTGGTAAACTGGAAAATCGAGGGTGAGGGCAAGCTCGTCGTGCGGATGATCAACCCGACGCCGCAGGATATTGAGGGGATGCTTAAATTTCGTTTGGTAGGCTTTAACTGCCGCCGCTACGATAATCATATGCTCTATGCGCGCTTGATGGGCTACACTAATGAACAGCTCTATCGGCTGTCGCAGAAAATCATCAATAACGAACCGAATTGTTTCTTTGGCGAGGCGTATAACATTTCCTATACGGATATTTATGATTTTGCCTCAGCAGGAAATAAAAAATCGCTGAAAAAGCTTGAAATCGAAATGGGTATTCATCATCAGGAGTTGGGCTTACCATGGGATCAGCCCGTCCCGAAAGCTTTGTGGAATAAAGTAGCGGAATATTGCGACAACGATGTCCTTGCCACGGAAGCTGCATTTCATTATTTATCCGCCGACTGGACCGCCAGACAAATTTTGGCGGACTTGGCAGGGATGAGTGTCAATGATACGACGAATACTCTAACCGCAAAAATTATATTCGGCCGAGAGAAGAAGCCGCAAAGTCAGTTTTGCTATCGTAATTTAGCACAGCCGGTTGCGGATTTGAGTGAGGATATTTATAGTTTTCTGGCAGAGGCGTGTCCCAAAATGATGGAGCAGACACACGGCGAGGTGGGAAGTCTCCTGCCGTATTTTTCTGGTTATCGATATGAGCACGGGAAATCCATTTACCGCGGAGAGGAAGTCGGCGAGGGCGGCTATGTCTATGCTGAGCCGGGAGTCTATGGGGATGTGGCGCTTTTGGATATCGCCAGTATGCATCCGCACAGCGCAATCGCCGAGTGTTTATTCGGGGTGAAATTTACCCGCGCTTTTCGGGAAATCGTCGAGGGGCGTGTCAGTATCAAGCATGAGGCGTGGGATGAGGTCAATAAAATGCTGGACGGTAAGCTCACGCCGTATATTAAGCGTGTAGTTAATGGTGAAATGACGAGCAAACAATTAGCCGACGCACTGAAAACAGCTATCAACTCGGTGTATGGGCTGACCAGTGCAAACTTTGATAATCCGTTCCGCGATGTGCGTAATATCGATAATATCGTGGCGAAGCGCGGAGCGTTATTTATGATTGATTTAAAGCAAGAGGTGCAAAAACGCGGATTTACGGTCTGTCATATTAAGACTGACTCGATCAAAATTCCTGATGCGACACCGGAGATCATTCGATTTGTCATGGAATTTGGTGAACGCTATGGATATACATTTGAGCACGAGGCGACATATGATAAAATCTGCTTGGTCAATAATGCAGTCTATATCGCGAAGTATAAGGACGCTGCCTTGGCGGAAAAGCTTTACGGCTATGTGCCGGATAAAAATCGTAAGCTCGGGAATAGCTGGACGGCTACGGGAACACAGTTTCAGGTGCCGTATGTGTTTAAATCGTTATTCAGCAAGGAAAAAATCGAGTTTAGTGACATGTGCGAGACAAAATCGGTCACAACTGCGATATATTTGGATATGAACGAGGGACTGCCTGATGTCACGGCTCTCGAAAAAGAATTGACCGAGCGCGAGAAAAGCGGCAAGCGTAATGCTGCATTTAAGGATCTCACAGATGATGTGCTCAAAGAAGAAATCGCACAGGGACATAATTATCACTTTATCGGTAAGGTTGGACTCTTTACACCGATAAAACCGGGCAGGGGTGGCGGACTATTAATGCGCGAAAAAGGCGGGAAATATTCCGCAGTGACAGGGACGAAAGACTACCGCTGGCTGGAGGCTGAGATGGTCCAAACGCTGGGTAAAGAAGATGCGGTTGATCGCTCATACTATGAAAAAATGGTGGCTGATGCGGTGACAGCTATCGAGCAATATGTGAATTTTGACTGGTTTGTGGCAGATGCGCCCTATGACGGCGTGCCGTTTTGATATAAAGGAGGAAGAAAAATGGTTAAAAAGTTGATCGATAATATTGTGATCGAAAATGCGAAAATTATATTTTGCAATTTTTCCGGGGAGGAGAAAAAGTATAACCGTGCCGGAGCGAGAAATTTCTGTGTGATTATTGAAGACCCTGAGCAAGCGCAGAGATTAGCTGAGGATGGGTGGAATGTGCGGATATTAGCGCCGAGAGATGAGGACGAGGAGGCACGTCATTATATCCAAGTGGCAGTGAGCTATGAAAATATTCCGCCGAAAGTGTACATGATCACCAGAAAAGTCAAGACGTTGTTGGACGAGGACTCTATCGGGGCCTTGGATTATGCGGATAAGCGCAATGTTGATTTGACGATTCGCCCGTATCAGTGGGAAGTAAACGGAAAAGCAGGTGTTAAGGCATATCTCAAAAATATGTATGTCACGATTGAAGAAGACGCATTTGCCGATAAATACGCCGAGGAAGAATACCCCTCGGACGAGCGCTGAAAATGAGCGGGATCAATTTATATGGTTATCAGCTGGACGCGGTCAAACGCATGAAATCGGGCTGTATCTTAGCCGGAGGTGTGGGTAGCGGCAAGTCGCGGACGGTGCTGGCTTACTACTACCTCACCCAAGGCGGCAAGCTGGATACGGAGCAATATTACCCGATGGATGACCCACCGAAAGATTTATATATCATCACAACGGCTCGCAAGCGCGATACCTTCGAGTGGATGGACGAGATGGCATATTTCTTGTTATCGCCTGATAAAGAGGCGAATACTTATCAAAATACAGTGGTCGTAGACTCGTGGAACAATATTAAAAAGTATGCAGAAGTAAAAAATGCGTTCTTTATATTTGACGAGCAAAGAGTCGTCGGCAGCGGCGCATGGGTGAAAGCATTTTTGAAAATCGCGAAACATAATCACTGGATATTGCTATCGGCGACTCCGGGGGACACCTGGATGGACTATGTACCCGTCTTTATCGCCAATGGCTTTTACAAAAACCGCAGTGAATTTGTCCGCGAGCATGTGGTTTATTCGCGTTACAGTAAATTTCCGCAGGTGGATCATTATATTAATACAGGTAGGCTGCTGAAACAGCGCAATGATATTTTGATCCATATGGATTTTAAGCGGGAAACCGTGGCGCACCATGAGGATATTTTCACGGCGCATGATGTGACGATCTACAAAGCGGCGATGAGCAAACGCTGGAATATTTGGACTGATAAACCGATGAAAAACGCGGCGGAGCTGTGTTATTGCTTGCGGAGGATTGTAAATACGGACGAGAGCCGCTTGAAAGCAGTCGCGGATATTCTGCGCGAGCATCCGAAAGCGATCATCTTTTATAATTTCGACTATGAGCTGACGCTTCTCGAAGAGTTGGCGCGAAAAGAAAATATCAAATGCGCAGAGTATAATGGGCATAAGCACGAGGCGGTGCCTGAGGGTAAGCGCTGGATCTATTTAGTCCAGTATACAGCAGGCGCCGAGGGGTGGAATTGTATCAGCACTGACACGATAATTTTTTATTCGCAGAATTATTCGTACAAGGTCATGCTCCAAGCATCAGGACGCATCGATAGGCTGAATACGCCGTATCACGATTTATATTACTATCATTTGAAATCGCACAGTCCAATTGATTTGGCGATCGCGCGAGCGCTGAAAGAAAAAAAGAAATTTAACGAGACGAAATACGTCGGGAAATTTGAAACTAAAAAACGATAAAGGAGAGAAAACGATGATCAAACTCAAGGTTGAGGATTACTGTCATTATAATTGTCAATATTTTGTGCCGGATGTGGAGGAGCCGCCGGTGTTGACGAATATGTTGGGCGACGAGATGCCGGGCGATACAATAATTCGCTGTCAATATCGTAGACGGTGTAAAAAAATGATAAAGTATTTGACAGAGCAGTTAAATTCAGAGGTGAACAAGGAATGATTATCATGTAAAAACAGGCCGAGCGTGGGTGAAAAGATATTTTAGCGAGCTCAAGCATTACGGTGTCAAGGGTATGAAATGGGGAGTCAGACGGACACCCGAGCAATTAGGGCATAAACGGCTTGCAAAATCTGCTAAAGATGATACAATAGTAAGAAAGGCTGTCAAAAACGGCGAGATAAGTTTAAAAGTCAATTGTGAGAAACAGCTCCGCCATACCAAAGTAGGGCACGCGAAAGGGCGCAGCTATCTAAACGGCGATTTAGCCTATGCACAGAAGTTAGTAAACGAGTTAAGCGGGACCGGAGAAACATTACTGACGATTGACGGTAGATGGTTGCGAAAAGAAAAAGTAACAGCATCGCATATAGTAGGCGTTCATGTTGATAACAAGACGGGGATGAAAACCGAGACAAATCATGCTATGATAGTGTACTCCAAAACAGGTACCCATATTTATCCGAGAAAGGATGATAAGGAATGAGTTTAATGAAATATGAAGGTAAGACTGTACAAATTATTGATATAAACGGACATTCTTACGAGGGAAAGGTCACAGACTATGTGTTTTCAGACGATGATGATAGCGGATTGGAAAGTATTATTTTAGATTGTAAAAAGGGTCATTTGGCTGGCAATTCAATTGGTTTTTGGGAGAAAGATATAAAACATATATCTGTCGTCTGAAAAATAATCGTATATTCTCGTACAGGTACACATATTTATCCGAGAAAGGACGATAAAGAATGAAAATTAATCAGGCATTAGAAGGGAAAAAGTAAGGTTAATTCACATTCATGGCGATGTTTTTGAGGGGAGAGTAGGTGATTATATTTATCCCGAAGACAACGAACCTGAGGGCATTGCTGCTATCGATATTGACTATCCTTTACGGAACGGTAAGAAAGTAAATGCCATAATTGGTTTCAACGAAAACGAAATTGCTTTGATCGAGATTATCAGATAAAATATTACTGCTTAGTGAGCTCATGGGTTTAGTGCCTGTGAGCTTTTTTATTTACGATAAAGGAGAGAACGATATGCTGAAAATTGAAGATAATTGGGAAACAGTTGGCTGGCGGCACGCCATCCGCGGTATGAGAAATCCGATGAATAGCTGGGAATGGAGCGATAGTTTCTTTAACGACGGAGAGGGTAATTTTGTTGGTATTTTGGGCGGAGAATTACCGCCGTGGCCTGACGAACCATATGCCGATATATTAATCGGTCAGAACGACCATGACCTCATGACTCGTCTCCGCAATGCCGGTACTGATCACCGTAAATTTATGCGAATGATTACTGTTTATATGGACATTACAGCACCGCTGTACTGGTGGAAGGAGTTTGACACTTATAAGGTTGGCACCGTTGCTAACTCTTGCTCAACTATGCACAAAATTCACGAGAAAGAATTTACGCTGGACGATTTCTCGCATGAGCATTTACTTGATGCGTTCAAAGCGGATTTGAATCGGTTGATTGTTTCACTAAATGCCGCACGGAGCAGATACTTGGAGACGAAAGATAAAGCCTTCTGGTGGCAGATGATCCAGCTTTTACCGAGTTCATACAATCAAAAACGGACGGTAATGCTGAATTACGAGGTGCTGGCGAATATGTATAAGTCGCGCCGTTACCACAAACTCGACGAATGGCGGATGTTTTGCGACTGGCTGGTGGGGCTGCCATATAGTGAGCTGATTACGGGAGAGACGGACGATGAGAACAATCAAATGGACTGAGCAAGCGATAATTAACGAGTTAAAAAATATGGCGCAAACGGATAAGGACGGCGTCGCCTACAGTGGCAAAGCCAAGGCCGGACTGCGAGTAGCGGTATATCGCGTATACAGTAATTGGCAAAATGCCTGTAAAATCGCCGGAGTGAAAAACGCATTTACAAGCGAGGACGAGAACGAGACGAGCGAACGCTCGAATATGATAAAAACCGATTTATCACAAGGTATCAAGGTGAAATATAATGACAGCTCGGTGTGTTTTAATTGTAAATGGGCGACGGGTAAGGGTGACTGCTCGTGGGTTAAAAGCTTTACCATGCCGAAAAATGCAATATATTACGAGAAAAAGATAAAAACTAATACCGACGAAACGGCGCGGACGCCGATAATTATTTATTGTCCGAATTTTATTAAGGGTTAATGGAGGAAAAAAAGATGACGCTAAATGAGTATCAAAAAGAAGCGCTGAAAACATTAAATAAAAAGTTGAATGACCGCGAAGTTTTAACAGATGGAGTCATGGGGTTAAATGGCGAAGCTGGAGAATGTATCGATATTGTAAAGAAGCATTTGTTCCAGGGGCATGATTTTGACCGATACGCGATGATTAAAGAGCTGGGTGATGTGATGTGGTATTTGGCTGTGACGGCGTATGCAATCGATTGTGATTTAGAGGCGATCGCGAAAAGAAATATACTCAAGCTGCGCGAGCGATACCCGAATGGGTTTGAGGAAAGAGCGAGTATCGATCGTGAGGGGGTGTGATGATGAATGAGGAGATGACTAACGCCTCGGGCTATATCGACCAGACGGCGTATGAGGCCATTAAAAAGACGGATACGGATAACGAACGCTTTCATAAACTTTTAGCGACGATATTTTATATTACGGAGTTGGCCGGATTTCACATCGAGGGACGGATAAAATTTGTAGATAAGAAAACGGGTAAAGTGCATAATTGATAAGACGAAAAAAGCCCGGGTTATATTCTATCCTAGGATAAAACTACGGGCTTTGCTTATAAAATTAAGCACAAAAAATTGCAGGGAATTTTAGTTTTTTGCCCATTTGCCCACCTTCTGCCCAGTTTTAAAAACAAAAGTGGGCAGCGAGAAAAGCGATGTTTATCGCATTTCTAAGGCTTGCCGGCCAAGTGCCCACTTTTTTTCTTATTTATTTACAAAAAAATATATATAATTATAAAGGAATAAGCAAAAAAATTGACCAAGTGGGCAGCAGAGGACTATATGGGGGTCGAATTGTTTTTAATTTCTTCACACCAAGCAGTTATGGTTTTCGAAGCGTTTTTATCATCGAGATGTGTTGAAACATGTTTTTTATTTAATAAGTATAAAAAGCAAATAATTTCTTTTGCTGTACGCTTTTTTTCATCAGGTGATATAAACTCAAAAAAATTAAGATCGTTTATTGTTTTTACTTGTTCTTCTCTGTGGCTTCCACCGTGTAGAACCAAACGATACATTAAATTTTTATAATATACTGTATATTTTTCGTCACCTAATAACTCGAGAATATCATTATCTGTTGATACTGCTTCGATTCCTTTCTTGTATTGAAAAGTCGAAAATGTTTCTAATACCTGTCGCATCATATTTCCGATAACAATTTCCATATTGTCGGCATTTCCCAAGGCATAATTATATGTTACCTTTAGTAGCTCTGTATATTCTTGCCTTTTTTTATATTGAAAAGGAGCCACGTTATTATTTGATAGCTCAAGACCTAAAAATTTTGTACCTTTAGGATATGAGCCAAAAATTTCTTCGAATATTTTGTAAATATCATAAAATGTTTGAAGATCATGTGTCATAACAAGAGTACCAGTTTCAGCGTTTGCAGTTAAAAAATATTCAAGTTTATATTTTAGAAATGATAAAATACCCACTTTGTTTTCTATATCATAGCTAGAAACAGGATCGTCGATAATGATTAAATGCGGTTTATTATAAGCAATTTTCGGATCTTGTCCTTCCAAAATACTTATAAAAAAATAACATAATCCTATGATATTGCGTTCTCCAACAGATATTTCGCATGGTTTTACATTTTTCCCATGAGATAATAATTTATACACACCATCCGAGCATACAATTTTTAATCTATCTTCCGAGAAAAAGACATATTTTAAGCAGGCATTGATGGAGTCAACTGCTATATTAATATTTTTGCGTTCGCTTTCTAAATTATTCAGAATACTTTCAGCATTAGTATATTCTGATTCAATTTGTTTATATTGTGCAGACACATCAGAGAAAATTATTTTTTGAGCTTTATATTTGCTTAAAGAATCCTTCAGTTCTAAGTAAGTCAATTTACCATTTATTGCATTTAATTGTTTTATTAATGGTTCGGTTTTCTTTACTGTTTTATTATATTCGTTACGCTCTTGCTCTAATAATTCGAGCGCTTTAGATAGTTTCACTGCTAAAGTTTTTATATTTGTAATTTCGTCAATAATTATTTCATATGGATTGTTGTACTTTTTTAATATATTATTGTTATTTGTTTCTATTAGGATGTTAATCTTTATAATCATACTTGAGCATAATTCGTAACTGTCTAATTTGGCGTAAGATTCTAGATCAATATTTATCGAATCTATAATATTGTTTTTCAATAAAAGTTGATGTTCTTTGACAGTTCTATTAAGTATTTTTTCAATACTTTCAATTAAGTTTTCTTTATACGATGCTTCTAGTGGCTGAAAACAATAGGGACATTCTGATATAGAAGCATTTTTAAAAGTGGTTAATCTTTCATTTATATCATTTGTGGATGTTTTGCTCAAAATTGAAAATATCTTTTTTTCGCGTTCTGACAGCTCTGGTTTTTCTATTTGTTCAGTTAAAAGTTGATGAATAGTTTCGTCGTTATAATTTATATATTTTATATCTAAAGAGGGAACAGTATTATCAATCGTTGATTTTCCGCTCCTTATCGTATTTAATTCAGATAATTTCTCGTTAAATAATATTAGAAGATCCGTTTTAGATTCAGAAGGATTTAAATCAACAAAGTGTAGATATGTTGTATCGTTTACAGCGCTTTTAACACTATTACCTTTTATTTTTTTATCTCTTTCTGCCCATCCTCCATCTTCTCTTAAAGTTTTAGTCATTTCATTTATATAGTAAAATGGGGATTCGATATTTTGTTTATTTACAAATTTATTATAATGATTTTTATAGTCATTCAATGCAGTTTCTAATGATTCTTTATTTATGGTAGCTTCTTTTATTTTTTCAGATAATTCACCGGCTGCTCCAAGCAGAATGATAGTTTCTAAGTGATCTTCTTGTAGTTTTATATTTTTATCAACGAAATCCTCATCAAAAATAAAAATGCGTTTTGTATCTTCGTCTGTTAAAGATATTTGGTTATCATATGGATCATATAACGCAACATTGGTTATATTCGAAATGTTTTCACCTGATAGCTTTCGAAAAGCTTTGGCTATTGTACTCTTGCCAGAACCGTTTCTGCCGTAAAGTACCGATCCCTTTATAGTTTTAAGTATTTGGTCACCGTTTTTGTCATTTTCCCATGGATAAAAAATATCTAGATTAGCAAATGGTTCGAAATTTCCACCTGTTACATGCAAACGTACAATATCTTTTAGCATATTAACCCTCCAGTATACTTAATATAATATATTATAACATAAACATAAAAAATTTCAATAACATTCACGCGAAAAATACACGCCCTTTTATGAGGAGAGAGGATAAATGAGCTATTTTTAGTTCACCCTCTCTTTTTTTGTGCGTTTTTGAGAAAGGGCGGATGGTGATGCTGGAAAGTCAATTTCAAAGGTTGCTGATTAAAGATCTGGAGCGGATGTTTCCCGGGTGTATTGTCATGAAGACGGATCCTGAGTATATCCAAGGCTTGCCGGATCTTTTAATTTTATATTGCGGCAGGTGGGCGGCTTTGGAGTGTAAGCGTCATAGGAACGCCGCCAAGCAGCCTAATCAGAAATATTATGTAAACAAAATGGACGAGATGGCTTTTGCCCGCTTTATTTATCCTGAGAACAAAGAGGAGGTATTGGATGAACTTCAACAAGCATTTGAATCTTGAGGGACAGCACGCTTTTTTGGGAGCGAGCAAGTATCATTGGATAAATTACGATGAGGGAAAAATTGCCGAGGCATATTCTAAATTTTTAGCGGCACAAAAGGGGACAGAGCTGCATGAGTTTGCGGCGCAGTGTATCCGTTTAGGACAAAAGCTGCCGAAGTCAAAAAAGAGTCTGAATATGTATGTCAATGACGCGATCGGCTATAAGATGACGCCAGAGCAGACTCTATTTTATTCGGAGAATTGTTTCGGGACGGCGGATGTGATAGGGTTTCGTGATGGTCTTTTGCGGATTCATGATTTGAAAACCGGGGCGACTCCTGCCAAGATGGAACAGTTAGAAATTTATGCGGCGTTATTTTGTCTGGAATATCGGATGAAGCCGGGAGAGATCGCGATGGAGCTCCGATTATACCAAAGCGATGAGGTGATCGTCCATGAGCCGACAGTAGAAGATATTGCGCCGATTATTGATAAGATTATCACTTTTGATAAAATTATTGCCAAAATTAAAGAGCAGGAGGGGTGAAGATGAATCCCATACTTGAAGATATGCTGATGCATTACGGTACGCCGAGGCATTCGGGGAGATATCCATGGGGGTCGGGGGAGAATCCTTATCAGCACAGCGGTGATTTTTTGAGTCGTGTCGAGAGTTTGAAAAAAGAGGGTGTAAGCGAGACAAAGATTGCCGAGATGATGGGGATGTCGACGACAGAGCTGCGTGCGTATAAGTCAATCGCCAAAAACGAACGGCGTGCGGCGGAAGTAGCAAAGGCGAAAGCTCTGCGTGATGAGGGATATTCTCTGCAGGAAATCGCCGATAAGATGGGATATGCAAATGATTCGTCGATCCGCTCACTTTTGAATGAAACCTCTGAGGCGCGAATGAATAAATCAGTCAAGACTGCAGAATTTTTGAAAAAACAGATCGATGAAAAAGGTATCGTCGATGTGGGCGCCGGGGTGGAAAAAGAACTGGGCATTTCTAAAGAAAAGCTGAATGAGGCGTTGGCGATATTGCGTGCCGATGGGTATGAGGTGTATGGCGGCGGTGTGCCGCAGGCGACAAATCCCGGAAAGCAAACTAATTTGCGTGTCGTGTGTCCGCCGGGGACGGAGCACAAAGATATTTACGATTATGAGAATATTCATCAAATCACAAACTATACTTCACATGATAATGGCGAGACTTTTACGCCGTTTGTGTATCCGAAGAGTATGGACAGCAAAAGGTTGGCGATCCGTTATGCGGAGGATGGCGGGTTGGAAAAAGACGGTGTCTTGGAGATTCGCCGCGGAGTCGAGGATTTATCGCTCGGGGATGCGCACTATGCGCAGGTGCGTATCTTGGTCGATAATAAAAAGTATTTGAAAGGTATGGCAGTTTACAGCGATGATTTGCCGGATGGTGTGGATATTGTCTTTAACACCAATAAAACAAAAGATGTCGCGAAATTGGATGTGCTGAAGAATATCAAGGATGATCCGGATAATCCTTTTGGCTCATATATCAAGGCAAATGGGCAGAGCTATTATACGGATAAAAATGGCGAGCAGCAGCTGTCGCTAATCAATAAGCGAGCGGAAGAGGGTGACTGGGGCGAGTGGGCAAAGAAACTGCCGAGTCAATTTCTCTCTAAGCAGCCGAAAGCGCTGGCAGAGAAACAGTTAAAGTTAGCTGAAGCGGATAAGGTAGCAGAGTTTGAGGAGATCTGCTCGCTGACTAATCCGACAGTAAAAAAGGCACTGCTAAAATCTTTTGCGGATGACTGTGATGCGGCGGCAGTGCATTTGCAGGCTGCGGCTTTGCCGAGACAGCGCTATCAGGTAATTATGCCGATTACTTCGATGAAAGATGACGAGGTGTATGCACCGAATTATAAAAATGGCGAAAAGGTGGCGCTGGTGAGGTTTCCGCATGGCGGTACTTTCGAGATCCCTGTGCTGACAGTAAATAATAAGCAGGCGGATGCGAAGAAGATTTTGGGTACGAATGCGCTTGACGCGGTAGGGATTAACTCGAAAGTGGCGGAGCGCTTGTCGGGTGCGGATTTTGACGGGGATACGGTAATGGTGATCCCGTGTAATTCGTCGACGAGTAAGGTGAAAATTACTTCGACACCCCCTCTGGAGGGGTTAAAGGGATTTGACCCCAAGACGAAATATGGTGCGGATGAGACACGAGTTGATTCCTCGGGAAAAGAGCATTATTATCGCGGTGGTAAAGAGTATCGGCAGATGAAAGCTACGCAAAAAGAGATGGGTGTGATTTCTAATCTGATTACTGATATGACTTTAAAAGGTGCGACGCAGGATGAGCTGGCGAGAGCGGTACGCCACTCGATGGTAGTTATTGACGCGGAGAAGCATAAGCTAGATTACAAGCAAAGCGAGATAGATAACGATATTGCTTCGCTGAAAAGGCGCTATCAAGGGCGTATTGGGGAGGACGGCAAATACCACGAGGGAGCATCAACGCTGATTTCGCGGGCGAAGAGCGAGGTTTCAGTGAACAAGCGGCAGGGCTCGCCGCAGATCGATCCTGAGACAGGACGGCAGTATTGGAAAGACGCAGACAAGCTGGAGTATACGGACTCTAGGGGGAGGGTGAAAAAACGCACCCAGCCCTCGACGGCGATGGCTGAGGCCGGGGACGCCCGTACTTTGTCGTCTGGACACCCCGTCGAGGAAGTTTACGCTGATTATGCAAACAAGATGAAGTCGCTGGCGAATCAGTCACGCAAAGAGATGTTGGCGACAGGTAAGATCGAGTACAGCGCGCAGGCGAAGAAGACTTATCGGGTGGAGTGTGATTCGCTGGATGCCAAGTTGAATGTGGCGTTAAAGAATGCGCCGCGTGAACGGCAAGCACAGATCATGGCGAATAGTATTGTGAAAGCGAAGAAAGAAGCGAACCCTGATATGACGAAGGGCGAGGTTAAGAAGATCAGTCAGCAGGCATTGGCTCAGTCTAGGGTAAAAGTCGGCGCGCAGCGTACGCCGGTGAAGATCACGGATCGGGAATGGGAAGCGATTCAAGCTGGTGCGGTGAGCGAGAATAAATTGACGCAGATTTTGAATAATGCAGATATGGATGAAGTGCGTAAGCGAGCGACTCCGCGGACGACTAACTCGCTTTCTGTGGGACAGATTGGTCGGATTAAGGCGCTGAAAGCGTCGGGTTACACCAATGCGGAGATTGCGGATGCTTTGGGTGTGTCGACGTCGACGGTGAGTAAGCATTTGACGAATGAGAGGAGTGGACAGTGATGCAGGATGCGTACAGGCTGACGACTTTCGATAATCCGTTTGACCCATTCGAGCAGTTCACTTCGTGGTTTTTGTATGATGAGGAGAAGGGTTATCATACTTGCGCTTATTTGGGCAGGATTGCGCGGACTTCGGATGCGTTGACAGATGAAGAAAACGAGTTGGAGATCGAGCG